TTATATCTTACTTAATACTACACTAATAAGATCCAGCTTTCCTCCGTGATAAGATTGCATGACTTGATGTTCACTCCATGAAATATCAGAAACATTATAAGATGATATATCTATTGGATTAAATTCATTTCTCATACGATCATATAAAACATTTGTCTCTGTTGTATCAACAAAAAGAATTCCTTTTTTCTCCAGTCTGTCAAACATATCGTAAATAGCCTGTTCAGCTTGTGCTGGTAATGATGGAATATCCAAAAGAGATTCCCCATTTATTTTATTCATTCTAATACCAATAACATTTCCATTATCATTATATATTTTCTCTGCACTCCCGGAACCATAATACTGATTGAAACAACGAACTTCGCTTGTCACCTCTTCATGGCTTTGAGATATAGTAAACATCTTCAACACTTTTGTTGTATCTTCCATATCTTCATACACGACAGCATTACCACCTTTACCAATAACATTACCTGGCACGGGTGATTTATTGTTGCTAACCCTCGGCAACTCTGACTGAGTATAATCCGCTGGAGGTAACTCCGGCTGCGCATAATCCACTGGAGGTAAATCAGGTCTGTTCGAATGAACAGAGCCTCTTTCTATAGTCGTGCTCACTGGCGATGTATTCAGCATAGCCTCAATTTTTCTGCTAATCTCTCCCTTAGGCCATCCCAACCTGTGCAACAGATTAGTAAAACAACCACTATGACTTTCTCTTGTAACGCAAAACTTATTATCAGTGACCACAACACGATATGTTCTGTTGCCAACCGTTACTTGCGTCCCGCTATCAGAGTGAACAGCAGCATCCCTTACAGAGGATAAAACACGATTATCAGGCGAAGTCAGGTTTCTGGTTAAAGAATTCCATGAACATCCCAAATTTATAGAAGAGGGCGATAACATACATTTCAACCTTCAAAATAAACCTATCTAATTATTCCTAACAGACATCCCCCGTACATGACAACAAAAACCGGAGCCGGACTCCGGTTTTTGTGAAGCTATCGGGTTACTTCATTTCGCCAATATTTTCCCACTTCCCGTCAGCACGCAGGATTTGCAGCGGTCTTACTACACACTGACCCGAGGACGAAAAAAGAGTTCGGGCTGGGAAGAGACAGAAGAGTAGCAATTTCAGAAGCATTCACACCAACATTGAGCTTTTCAGCGAAAGTGGGCACGAATCATTGCTGGACAGGGTTAAAGGCACTGACTCAATCACTCTTCATACGTGGCTTGATCGATATGAAACAATCCTCAGCTAGAGGGGGAGCAAGCCGAAAACATTACTCGACTACGCCAGCAAAATCAGGGTAATTCGAAGAAAATTGCCGGACAAACCGCTCACTGACATATCAACGAAAGAGGTGGCAGCAATGCTAAACACCTACGTCGCAGAAGGTAAAGCGGTTTCCGCAAGAGTAATCAGGTCAACCCTTGTTGACGTTTTTCGAGGGGCAATAGCCGAGGGGCATGTGGCAACGAATCCAGTAACAACAACCCGTGCAGCAAAGTCAGAAGTAAGGCGCTCAAGGCTGACAGCTAATGAGTATGTCGCTATTTACCATGCTGCTGAGCACCTCCCCATCTGGCTGAGGCTGTCAATGGATTTAGCTGTCGTTACAGGGCAGAGAGTGGGCGATTTGTGCAGAATGAAGTGGTCAGACATAAACGATGGTCATCTTCACATTGGACAGAGTAAAACAGGAGCCAAAATTGCCATTCCGCTGGCTCTAACCATTGACGCACTCGACATCTCACTGGTTGATACACTACAGAAATGCAGGGAGGCCAGCAGCAGTGAAACAATAATCGCATCAACCTATCACGAACCACTTTCTCCAGCCACAGTATCACGGTATTTAACAAAGGCGCGAAATGCATCCGGGATCTCGTTTGATGGAGACCCACCGACATTTCATGAACTACGTAGTCTGTCCGCGAGGCTATATCGGAACCAGATTGGCTACAAGTTTGCACAACGTCTTCTTGGACATAAATCTGATTCAATGGCGGCGCATTATAGGGACAGTCGCGAGCGGGAGTGGGACAAAATTGAAATCGGATAATGATTTTATTTTGACCAATAATGACTTACCAGATTTAACAACTTGATATTTAATAAGATTTTGAACGAACAACTTCCATGTCAGAAGGAGAGTAAATTACAAAAATACATTAAAAATCATTATGTTATTCATATAATAGATTAAATAACATACTGCAAAACGCGACAAAACACTACATTTAGAGTCACAATTAATCAATGAGTTAGGTGTGATTAGTGACCTGAGACAGAGCATTAGCGCAAGGTGATTTTTTCTTCTTGCGCTAATTTTTTGTCATCAAACATACAGCCAATCAGAAGAGCATAAAGCTGCCAAGCATTATATGTCTTAGTTTTATGCTCATTTTCATTAAGAATATATATAATAAAACTAATATCAGTATAAAATATTTATAACACTTAGAGTAAAAATGTAATCAAGTTATACAACCAACAATAATTTGAATTATAAAAACAATAACAGAAGGATTTATAATTTATTTTAAGTGTTCAAGCGATAAACTGGTAAATTTAACAACTTAATTTTGAGATCTAAGTCACATCAATCAAGCATTCAAACAGCTATATATAAAGCTGTCCACATCGGATATGTGACACTAATAATATCAATGGATTGATATTATTAATGGATATAAACATGCAATAAGGATTTATCATGAACATTCAACCGATCGTAACATCCGGAATCACCACACAAAACAATCGACATCATCACGCAGAACAAACGTCCCCTACACAAATACCGCAATCCGAATTACCTAATGGATGCGAAACGGGATTTGTTGTTCATATCCCAGAGGATATGCAGCGACATGCACCGGAATGCGGTGAAACAACAGCTCTACTGAGCTTGATAAAAGATGAAGGTCTGCTCTCTGGGCTGGATAAATATCTTGCACCTCATCTTGAAGAAGGCTCTGCAGGAAAAAAAGCATTGGATATGTTTGGTTTATTCAATGTCTCTCAGATGGCATTAGAAATACCCAGCACCGTTCCGGGTATCTCTGGTAAATATGGTGTCCAGCTAAACATTGTAAAACCAGATATTCATCCTACATCAGGTAATTATTTTTTACAGATATTCCCTTTGCATGATGAAATAGGTATTAATTTTAAAGACCTTCCTGGTCCATTAAAAAATGCATTAAGCAACAGCAATATACCAACCACTGTATCGACTGCTGCATCCACTATTGCATCAGCCACTACTTCGACGGTAACCACCGCGTCAAAAGACCCAATACCATGGTTTGGATTAACAGCTCAAGTAGTTCGTAATCATGGTGTGGAACTTCCTATAGTCAAAACTGAAAATGGATGGAAGCTTGTTGGAGAAACTCCTCTTACTCCTGATGGCCCCAAAGCAAATTATACTGAAGAGTGGGTGATCAGACCGGGAGAAGCAGATTTTAAATATGGTGCATCTCCACTACAGGCAACTCTAGGGCTGGAGTTTGGCGCACATTTCAAGTGGGATTTAGATAACCCTAATACTAAATATGCCGTTCTTACCAATGCTGCCGCAAATGCGCTTGGTGCTGTAGGGGGATTTGCAGTATCCAGATTTACTGGTACAGATCCAATGTTAAGTCCTCATATCGGTGCAATGGTTGGGCAAGCAGCGGGGCATGCCATACAGTATAATACCCCCGGATTAAAGCCAGACACTATTTTATGGTGGGCAGGTACTACTCTTGGACTGGCTGATTTAAACAAGGCCGAGTTTGGAGAGGCCAGATTCACTGACTATCCTCGTATATGGTGGCATGCAAGAGAAGGTGCCATTTTCCCAAATAAAGCAGATATTGAACATGCCACAGGGGCTGATATACGCGCAATGGAAGAAGGTGTATCTGTTGGACAACGGCATCCAAATCCAGAGGATGTGGTCATCAATATCGAAAGCAATAACTCACCACATCATAACCCATCAAATTATGTTGATACCGTTGATATAATCCAAGAAACAAGAGTCTAAGCTTTAACTTGTTTATTTTAAAATAATAGCTGAAATGGATGACGGCTATTATTAATAAGGATTAATATTTTTTTCCTAAAATCCCCCACAAAACAAACACACCAGAAAAATTCTAAACACATACACCTAAGCTCAAAAAATAAACTTACTATTTAACTTAGCTTCCGTTTTTAATCAAATATTTTCAGACAGCATCTCCACAGAAAAATTCAGTTACATAAAGACGCCCTCAAGTCATCTGAAACCTGTCAACCACAGACACCTTCTTATATTCCTGATGCCTGTGGCGTTTTTTTACAAATTCCATTCCAAGATGGAACGAAGATGAATTAATATCTGAGGTTAATGGCATAATAAAGCTCCCTGTTTTAATTTGAACTCCAGACTTAAAGGTCCACAACAAATGTCATCCACAAATTTTTCCCTCGTCCCATCAGCACACCGAATTTGCAGCGGCCTCACCACGCACTGTATCGGCTTTTTATCCGCATCCAGTATCACCACCTGCGTGATTACCCTGTCCTGCTCCGGAATAATGCCCTATTCGCTTGTTCTCAGAAATTGCCAGCAACCTTACACTACTTCTTTTGAGCCCATTTTTCGCCAGCCCTGAATACAGGAAAGTGTTAACTGTTTTTATGTTTACCCTCATCTCACTGGCGAGATGGGACGGACGCAACTGACGGTAGATATATCCAAACATCACCACCATCTCTGACATCGTCAGTGCCCGTGCTTTTTTGTTCCAGGTCCACAATCTGTTACGCACAGCATTATGTATATCATGTCCCCCTTTCAACGCTTCCAGATCCAGCTGAATAAAACGGCGTCCCTGAAACATGCTGCGCATTAAATGGCCCAACTGACTATCACAGATTATTAACCAGGATTCTTTACTATCCAGAATAACCCTGCGATTCTCCGGCATAAAAAATTCTTGAGCCAGAATTACACGGCATCCTTTCAGTAACAAACGCAAACCATATTCCAGATAATAATTACGCGTCGCAAGAATGAGCTTCATCGCCGAACTTCCCTGAACTACAGTAGTGTTCCATGCCTCGGTCGCAATCAGAATTTATGATTCCCCCTCCAGGGAACAAGATGGACATATCACTGCTCCTTAAAGGCATCCTTCACTCCATCGTATTAACATGTTTATTACTTCACACTCTAATAACAAATATCCCCTATACATGACAACAAAAACCGGAGCCGGACTCCGGTTTTGTGAAGCTGTCGGGTTACTTCATCCCGCCAATATTTTCCCACGTCCCGTCAGCACGCAGGATTTGCAGCGGTCTTACCACACACTGTATCAGCTTTTTATCTGTATCCAGTATCACCACCTGTGTGATTACCCTGTCCTGCTCCGGAATAATGCCATTCTCATCTGACTCCAGGATGTCTGCCGGCCCCAGTCGCAGTTGTGCTGTAAGCGACTGCACGTGTTCACGGCCATCATGCTTTCCGCAACCACACAGACGCTGCATAAGTTTTTTTAGTATATTCATGTCATTCTCCTGTTCTGCCTGTATCACTGCCCACTTCATCCAGCCCCTTGACATCCTGCCACGGCCCGTCACCAAACCTGACCTGCAAATGCTGAAAAAACCCCTGAACCCGTGTGGCATCTTTGGGGTCAAGAAAGGTCAGTCCGGTGATGAGTGCGCCATCTGTATCCGGGAACCAGCCATTGCTGTTTGTCTCAATAATGTTTCCCGGCCCCAGACGGAACCGTATTTGTGTCTCCCCCGGGTCGCCCTTCGGTCCCTGAGGTCCGGTTGCCCCCACCGGGCCAGCCGCACCTGTTTCTCCTTTCGGTCCCTGTGGGCCTGCCGGGCCTGCCGCACCGGTATCTCCCTTTGGACCCTGTGGACCTGCATTTCCCGTCAGACCGGTCTCTCCCCGCTCTCCCCTGTCACCTTTCGGCCCCCTTTCACCGGTTGCCCCTGCCGGGCCGGTGTCGCCACGCTCTCCTTTATCTCCCTTCGGCCCCTGAGGATCCGCGGGCCCCGGTTCCCCCTTTGGCCCGGGAGGCCCCACCACGGTCGGGATTCGGTTTACGGCTTCTTCCGCCGCTATCCTGCTTTGTTCCGCTGACTGTGCGCTTTCTGCTGACTCCCGGGCTTTTTCTGTTGCGGTCGTTGCATCCCTGGCTGCATTACCGGCTGCACTTTCTGCCGTCTTTTTTGACAACTCAGCATCTGCTGCACTTTGTGATGACTCACTGGCTTTTTGAGCAGCCGCAGAGGCCGAGGACGAGGACGCCTCCTCTGACTGCTTTGCAGCGGCTGCACTTTCTGCCGCCTGCCGGGCTGACTCCGATGCATCCCCTGCTGAAGTGTCAGCATTTGCAGCGCTCTCTTCTGCCTGACTGGCTGATATGCCGGCATTCCTCGCGGACGTCTCCGCCTCTCCGGCATTCTTCTTCGCCTCCTCAGCGTGACGCGCCGCTTCTTCCACCATCAGTTCAAAACGACGCAGTGCCTCCGGTCGGACATCATCCTCTGTCATGGCACCGAGAAAATCATTCAGCGTACCTGGTCTGGAACCTTCATAGACGGTAATGGTCCCGGCATGTGAAGGCGGAAAACCTTCAACCAGCAGGGTGACGCTGTACTGACCATGCTCAACATCCATGCTGTAACGTCCGGCTTCATCCGGATTTTCAGAGGCCACCGTGTTCACCACCACCGTGCTGCTGGTTCGTCTGGCCTTCAGCACAATGGTGCAGTTCTGTACTGGTTTTCCTGTGCCATCTTTAAGCACGCCAGAAATTTTTACTGTCATACTTTTCCACCAATAAAAAAAGCCCGCAGCAGTGACGCCACGGGCTTCAGGACAGTGTAACTTTACGTTTCCTCAAACGCAGTTCACCCCATAAGGTGGATGAACCTGCGTATCATAACAATATTTACAGAAGATAAATCGGCGTCTGTTGTCAGAAACGGTATCCGATACCAACAATAAATGCATCCGTTCGCCAGTCGCCACTACCGGAACCTTCATAAGCAAGGTCAATGGTCACGGATTCGGTCGGGTTAAACTGCACGCCAGCCCCCCACGCCAGAGACGTGTTGCTGTGGCGACCGTCATCACTTCCGGTCAGCACATCGTGCGTTTTCCCCTTGTTGTCAGTTACGCGGAGATAATCCCCGGAGAAAGTCGACACACGGCTGTAAGCCACACCCACCATCGCATACGCGCTGAACCATTCATTCACGCGTACAGACGGCCCCGCCATCACGCTGAACCAGCGGTTACGCACGGAATCTTCATGCCAGCGGGTATCGCTGTAGTGCGTTTTTTGCTCATCCTCAGCATTGGCATAACTGAAGGACGTAATCAGCCCCAGCGCGTCCGTAAACTCATAACGGTATTTCACGTTAATCCCGTTCAGATTATCGCTGCCGGGAGCGTTCGTACGGGCATGAAGATACCCCGCGCTCAGTGTGGACTGATGTTCAGACGCCCATGCAGGCGCACCGGATACGGACAGACAGATGGCTGCGGACAAAATGGCTGCACAAACTTTACGCATAATTACCTCTCGCTTTTCTGCAATAAAAAAGGCGCCATTTCTGGCGCCCGTATATGGGTTATAAAATTCAGCTGATACTGATGCCTGCGGTGGCTTTCTTCATCACCACAACCAGCAAATCGCTGATACTTGCTGTGGGATACCAGTTATTCACCAGCCATGCTGACACCGAAAACTCCAGTGTCATGTGACCGTGACCGGCAGGCATATCAATAACACCACTGTAAATCAGCGTATTATCCAGCGCGGTACGGTTATAAATTTCAGCACCGTTTTTCCGCACTATCAGACGGCATGAGGAGTAAATATCAGTATGCTCTTTCTCATGTTTAGCGCCGCTGAATGCCACCGCCGGAATAACAATCTGCCGGTCAAACGGCTGATCGTCATAAACCCTGACGGTAATGGTCCCTGATGGCCACCGCTCCGGTGCACGGGAGTCCCGGGGGAAAGCTTTGCCCACTGTTTTAACGAGATCGCCTTCAATCTGGTTGGCGGACAGTTTTCCCAGAACCCGACAGTTTTCGTTAATCGTGACGTTGTTGAGCGTCCCGGAGTTCGCATTCACGTTACCGCTGATATCGGCATTTTTCGCCGTCAGCCGCCCGTCCGGTGTCAGGGAAAATGCCGGAGGATTACCGCCACTGGTAATGGTGGGAGCCGTCAGGTATTTCAGGAACACTTCGTTCATGAATATCTGATCGCCCTGACCAACAAACATCGGCTTTGTGTTGCCATTCGCAGGATTAATCATCGCAATCCGGTCAGCAGCCAGAAGCACCTGACTCTGCATACCTGCTGGCGTATTCTCAATACCGGCTCCGATACCCGCAATATAAAGGCGTCCGTCCTTCATCTGCTGCAGTTTCACGGCCCACATGCTGTTCAGGTTATTATTTGTATCAACCTGAACTTTCTGTATCTGCTGGATTGCCGCGCTCTGATTTTCCAGTTTTTTATTGACGGTCTGCGTGATTTCATTGCTGACATTCGTAATGGACGTCCTGATTTCAGCCAGATCAGGCGCAAGCTGACCGTTATCAATCTGCGTCCACAACTCCTGAGCCAGATGGGTTTTCCCTATCTCTCCTTTGAAAAAATCCAGATAGCCGGATGCATCATCACTCGGCTGGCCAACAGCCTCCACAAATGCCGATTTGCCAACAGTATTCACACTGCGGATATAAAAATAATAATCATGGCCCGGTTTGATATTGATACTGGCAGCTATCCAGTACAGCGCCGAGCCAAGATAGCGGGCTGCGGTTTCAACCTGCCTGATATCCGCAATCCGCTTTTCCGAGAACCAGAACTCAAACTGTACCGTCGGGTCATAAACGGCAAGATGCGGCGTGGCGGTTATCTGAAAATAGCCCGGCGTCAGCTCAATCCGCGACGGTGCTGCCGGTGCGGCAATCCGGAAGGTGGTGGTGGCAGGTTCACCCTGCTGGCCATAGCTGTTTATCGCCCGCACCGTCAGGGTGTATTCCCCGAGCGGCAGGCCGCTGAAACGGTGCTCCGTGTCTGCGGTGATGGCGGTGGTCACCAGTCTGGCATCCGTTCCCTTACCACTGGTCAGGCGCAGACTGAAGCGCACACCCTTCACCACCCGCGGCGTGTCCCATTTCGCCTGCGCCAGATACTGGCCGTCAGCTGCGCTCACCTCCACCGTCAGGTGCTGCACTGCCGGTGGGATGACGCTGTTCAGGGAACCTGACTGCGGCTCAAAGCGGGCACCGTTATCCACGATGGCTTCTTTTTCCGGTACGTGCTGCACCGCCGTGATGGCAAAGGTGCCGTCCGTGTTTTCCCGGACGGAGACACAGCGGAACAGGCGACGGCGCAGTGACGGCAGGGAGAGTCCCCACACCCCGTATGTCTCCACACCATCAGGCAGGGTACTGACCTGTATCCGGTCCGGCGCGGGGTGTTCGGTGATGTCCACACTCACCGGCTTACCGCTGCCGTTAATCAGGTTCACCGTGGCGGCACCGGTCTCCGGAAGTGTCACTTCACGGTCCAGCGTCAGGGTGCGGGTGGCAGCATCAATGGACAGGACACGTCCGCCGGTCAGGGTCCCGGCATAGTCGTTATCACAGATTTCAATGATGTCACCGGGTGTGTGCCGCAGCCCCTGAGACCCGAGCGTGAAATCCACCGTCTGCGTTTCCAGCAGTTCGGTCTTTATCACCCACAGTCCGGCACGGTGGGCCTGACCGCGGCTGGTACAGCCGAACGCGTCCATCTTCAGCAGGTTGCGTCCGTAGCGCAGTATGGCTTCCGGGTCTTCCACCAGTTCCGTGGAGGTCTGCCAGCCGTTCTGCGGGTCGGTGTAATTCACCTCCACCGCCGTGTGCCGGTCCTTCAGGGCACTGAAGCTGTAGCGGAATCCCACGCCGTTATCATCCACCACCACATCGCTGTTGGTGTACGGCCACACCACATCCGACGGGCGGTCCTGAACGAACGTCAGCGTCTGACCGTTCCATACCGGCATACAGCGCATCGCAGAGCAGAAATCACTGAGAACGTCCCACGCCTTACGCTGTTGTGCCAGGTACGCATTAAAGGTCATCCGCGGCTCTGTCCCCCCGAAACCATCCGGGACCGTCTGGTCGCAGTACTGCCCGATGGCATACAGCGCCCACTTGTCCACATCCGCCGCCCCCAGACGTTTTCCCATGCCGTAGCGCGGGTGAGTCAGCATGTCCCACAGGCACCAGGCCGGGTTGTTGCTGTATGCTGGTTTCAGACTGCCGTCCCAGATACCACTGTACGTGCGTTTTTCCGGGTCATAGTTTGACGGCACCTGGATGATGCGACCGCGGATATGGTAGTTCACCGTCATCTGCTGGCCGCCGAACTGCTCCGCATCCACCTGCAGCCCCACAATGGCCGTGTTCGGGTAGCACTGTTTCACATCGATGATTTCGGTGTATGACGACCACAGCGTCTTATTCTGCAGCTGGTCCGTGGTGCTGTCCGCCGTCTCCCTGACCATCCGGATGTTAAAGGGCCGGGGAGGCAGATTATCCAGAATCACCGAGGCCAGGAACTGTGAGGTGGTCTTGCCGTTAATGGTGACGTCCTTTTCCGTCACCCAGCGGCCATTACGCTGTAACTGAATCAGAATCCGGACAGAGGAAGGATTACGGTCGCCCTTTGACGTGGTCTGCACCAGTGACAGCACCCCGAAGGTAACCCGCAGGCGGTCAATGTTCGCGGACGTAATGGTGCGCGTCACCGGTTTTGCCTTCGTCACTTCCACGCCCAGTCCGGTTTCAGCTCCGGAGGACTCAAAGCCTTCCGGTGGTGTCTGCTCCTGCTCCCCGGCGCGCCAGACCGCCGTCACACCGTGTATCACGGGATTACCGTCCGTGTCCGTCAGCGGGGTTTTGTTCACCAGAATACTCTGCAGGCCTTTCACCGGGCCTTCTATCGGTCCCTCACCAATCGCATCAATCACGCTCATCATCTGCGTGGATTTGAGATTGTCTTTCGCCTCACGCGGTGTGTGCGCCTTGCCGCCACCTTTGCCCATTACATCACCTCTTACCGTGATAATTGTTCACTCACAAAAACAACAGGCACCTCACCGGGTGCCTGCGTCATGACGGAATAAAATTTCTGAATATCTTCACATTTTCACACACTGACTGTGGCGCTTATAATTTCGCTGCGTTAGTGTTTTTTTGCCCGAGTAACAAAAACAACTCCTTCACATTGATCTTCATTTGTCTGTCCCCGCAGCTCCGCGATCACTGCGGGATTTTTTTATGTTTTATCCCTGTCGCCCGATAACCACGACCTTTCCGCCCCCGCCTTCATCACGGGTGCTGATGTCCTGGGATATACGGCGGGAGCCAACCAGCATTTCCCCGTAAGGCACCGGCATCGGGTTCCCCTGGGCAATCATGTTATCCAGCGAGGAAAAGTACGTGTTCTGTCTGCCGTTATCCGTTGCGCGGTAATCCGGTGTTTTTGCCTTCGGGGCCAGCATCTGGGCCACACCGCCCAGAATCATGCTGGCTCCAAGTGAAAACAGCATCGTGGTGGCAGAAAAACCACCGGCTGCCAGGGCTGAACCCCATAACGCCATTGATGCCCCGGCAGTGAAGAAAGAGCCCACGATGGCTGCCGCCCCCAACACAATCTGCAGTCCACCCTTTCCGGCCCCGGCCAGTCGCGGCACAATGTGGATGACCGTTCCCTCACCCAGATGTTCGTGAAGGCGGGCGTACACCACCTCCGGTGCCGTGTCTTCACCGGCAATACGTATCTGGTACCAGCCTTCGTTCATCTGAAGGCGGAATCCCGGCATCTGCATCGACAGGGCACGGATGGCTTCCGCTGCCGTGTTCACATACAGGCTGAGGCGGCGGCCAAATCGTTGTAAATCCCCGTGAAGGCAGATGTGTGCCAGTGGCGGTGACGCCAGACAGAATGCGTTCGTCGTTGCCATTTTTCGGAATACCTCTCCCGTTTACTCAGTTGTTCAGGAATATGGTGAAGCAGTTCACCGTTGCCGCAGTATATGGCGGCATGATTGGCCACCGATGCGCCAAAGCAGCACAGCAGGATATCGCCAGGCTGTGCGGAAGGCAGGGAAATCCTGTAAAAACCAGTCGCCTCCATATTGTCCAGGTACAGGTTCTGACCGTTGCGCCACCAGTCATCCTCACGCTCAAAATCCGGCATATCAATTCCCGCCAGATGGTAGGCATCCCGGAACAGCGTGTAACAGTCCGTCACCCCGTGCTCAAAGCGCCGTCCTGTCAGATGTGGCACACAGCGGAATTTATGAATTTCCCCCCGGCAGACCAGCCACCAGGACAGTGCACTTTTTATCTGCAGCCGCCGGTCGGCCTCGCTCAGCCAGGGCAGACCACCGGGATGACTGTGGACCAGTGCCACAATCTCCCCCTGCATCTCTGCCCGCAGCCAGTCTTCCGGTGCAATACGAAAATACGCCTCCGGCTCTGCAGAGATATTCACACAAGGGATATACCGCTCCCCCTCCTGCGTTCTCACCACGAAGCCGCACGACTCCGCAGGCACACACCGCCAGGCATGCGCCAGAATCGCTGATTCTGTCTGTGTCATTGGATTTACTGCGAAAGTTTGTTAATGGAAAGGAAACCGCCAAAATTGCCGACATTCCTGCGCAGTTCACACCCGCGCATGCACTTGCTGCATCTGTCCTTACGGATATCCGTGGTGGGGTTGTCGAACTCATCCGCCACCGCAGGACCGTTATACCCGCATTCATCTCCCCGGTAATCCCACATACAGGTGTTCGCCAGCATGATGCGACCGGGAAACAGCGCCCCGTCCGTCTCGGTCGGTGTGGCCAGCACAAACGAGGCCGTCATGGCTGTCAGCTGCGACATCTGCTCCACCACCCAGCGGTCACTCAGCTCCTGCTCCGGGTCCGCCTCCGGATTGCCCGCAACGAAATTCACCGCATCCAGAAAACGGGCATACACCCGGCGGCGGACCACCGTGGCCCCCACCAGACTCTGCAGGTCCTCCGCCATCCCGGTGACAAGGCCAAACAGATTGGACACCGTCAGCGACGGGCGGGCACTGCTGCCCCGGCCGTTCATCTCAAAGCCGCTGCCGTCAATCGGGTATGCCTCATACTTACGCCCCTGCCAGGTGACCGGCTCCCCTTTTTCATTCAGCTCATTACAGAAAAAATACCGCTCACCGCCCTGTACCATCAGGTCGATTTCCCAGAGTACCACCCGCGGTGACTGCTCTGATTTAACCGACTCGTTCAGACTTTCTTCGTGAATATCCTGCATCAGTTCACCACCTGCTCAATCGTACAACTGAAATCACTGTACCTGGCGTTATCTGTGACGCTCCACTCCCGGCATACCACCCTCACCGTCCGGTTATGTTTCGGCGGTCGCCACAAAAAGGCACGGTAACCACCATGCCACGATAAAAACTCTTCCAGCCATCGCCGGGTCGCCTCATCCGTCACCCGGAACACCGCCTGAAACGTCTTCAGTCGGGCATTAAGTCCCGTCGGGCGGCGCTGTTCATAACCGTCACCAAACCGTACCCTCGCCACCGACGGTTTCTCACTCACCTGCATCCCTTCACGCGGGACCAGATGCAGCGTTTTTATCTCAGCCACTCAGCATTCCTCCGTCACGTCGCATGGACAGCATCACCGCCTGCACCCGCTGGTCAATCAGTTGCACAAGGCTGCCCGCAGCTTCCGGCCCTATCTGGCCATTAGTCCCGTCATTCTGAATGGCGATATGGTAGACCGGGGAATACACCAGACCTGCACTGCCGTTCATACTGCCCACCGCTCGCACACCCAGCGAGCCATCCGCCGCCCGGGTCAGGGGCATAATGGCTTCAGGACCGGCCTCCCCCATCAGTCCCGCCCCTTTTGCAAAGGCAAAGTACGTGGGCGTATCCACAATACTGTTGCTGTACGCACTCAGGTTTGCCGAGGTATACACCCCGCCTTTTGCATTGGCCACCGCACCGCCCAGCCAGCTACCAATACTGCCGATAAATCCTCCCGCTCCGGACATACTGTTTGCCGCCGTCTTGATCCCGTTGACAATCGCGGCATTCATAAGAACTTTTGATATTTCCTGCAGCACTGATGAGGCCCAGCTGCGCCATTCCACTTTATTTCCGTTCAGCATCTCCGTGATGTTATTCACCATCCCTGAGATACCCTCCGTCGCCAGCTGTGCTGCCTGTGAGGCGTAATCGGACGCATTATCCACCCAGTTACTGAATCCCTCCTGCAGCCCTTTCTGCCAGTCCGCACGCTGCACATCCGATTCGGCATAAAAGGCTTCCTGCTCTTTCAGACGTTCACTCAGATACTGCGCGTTCTGTGCCAGAGCCTGTCTGTAAAAATCCTCACTGATATCCCCGGTCTGATACTGAGACTGAAGGTCCGCATCCTTCTGGCGGAAACTGTCGCGGATCTGCTGCAACTCCCGCATGCGTTCACGGAGCCGCTCTCCCTGCCCGTACCCCAGCAGTTCCGCTTCATTTGATGCACGCGCAGCCACATTATCATTCTTCAGGGTCTCTTCCCGGGACCGCAACTGCTCCCGGATTTTTTGCTGGTCAATCAGGGCCGCATTGCGCAGCAGTTCCTGCTTCTGCATCTCCGTCAGGGTTTTCAGTTCGCCCTGCGCAGTCTGGTATTTCAGCTTCGCCAGCTCTGTATTCTGCCCCGCAAGTGCCAATTGCTCTTTCTGCTGCTTCAGCAGCCGGGAAAAACTGTCTTCCGCTTTTTCCGTCTCTGATTTTCCACCCCGGGATTTGGGTTTATTCGCCTCGTTATTGCGCCAGGCTTCCAGGGCATTACTGATATAACGTTGTCTCGCCTCCTGATACGGTTCACCCACAAAACCGAGGTCATCCGCCGCATACCCCAGTCGGACACGCTCTTTTTCTTCCCCTTTCAGTCTGGACAGGGCCAGCTCACGCTCTGTTTTTGTCAGGGCACTCTGCTGTTTATCATCCAGAGTGGCCTGTGGCAGCCGTAACGGCACATTCACCAGTCCCTGCCGCTGCTGAAGCAGTTCATTACCCAGCCCCAGCAGACGGTTGAATTCCGTATGCTGACCGTTCATAACCAGCATGGACTGGTACACCTTATTCTGCTCTGCCGCCTGCTGACGAATTAACGCCACACGACGGTCTTCCAGCCCGGCAAGCACATCCTGAATGGACTGCGCTTTTTCCTGCATCTGTGCCAGACGGGACTGCTCAACGGCAAGCTGCTCTGTTGCCTGAGAAAGCCCTTCCGTCACGGTCTTCACCGATGTCAGATGGTTTATCATGAATCCGTCACCGGTTGTCCAGCCAGGGTTAGCCAGAACATACTGATATCCAGCGATTTTTTCCTGCAGGGATTTCACCCGGCTGGCCTGTTCATCAATCAGCCGGTTCTGCTCTGCCAGCGCCGCCCGTGTTCGTCCTTCATTATCTGAGGCTTCAGGCAAAGACATTGACAGCGTTTTATGCGCGATTTCATCTATCGTCAGTGCATACTGGCGCGCTGACTCCCTGGCCTGCTCCTGATTCTGGTACAGCGTATACCATGCTGCTGCCCCCAGCATCACCAGTCCGGGTACGCCACCAACCAGTCCCAACGCACCAGTCATCAGACGTGAGCCCACCGCCGTTGTACTGTTCAGCGCATTCTGGGCTGCGGTTCTGGCAGCAATATTTCTGTTCAGGCGTTCCTGTGTGGCCGCCAGACGGGCTTCTGCAGCAATCTGCATCTCCGTCCCGCGGGCTGCCGCCACAGCCTGCTGTGCACGGTACACGGCTGCCCTTGCCCGCGCCGTGGCAATCTGCGTCCCCCTGAGCTGTGCTTCCGCCAGTGCCACTTCATTACGTGCTGCCGTCACAAGTCCTGCCGTGGCAGACACCGCTCCGGAGGCCATATTGCCAAAGTACCGGGCAACCCCGACGGCAACCAGCGCCCCAGCGGCTGTTGCCACATTATCAATATTACCGGCAACACCGTTCAGCACGCCGGAGAGCGTTTTCGTCGCTCCGCTGGCTTCATTCGCGCCACCCACCCAGGCCATAAAGGCGTTTTCCACCTTTGTGATCCCGTCAGAGACCGTTTCCGGCATGGCGGCATATTCATCACGCAATACCCCCAGCTGGCTGATTAACGCAGGAACGACTTTATCCGCCGTCAGTTTGCCGTCGTCCGCCATCGCCTTAAGGTCTTTACGGGCCACGCCCATACCCGCAGCCAGTGCACGTACGATCCGGTCTCCGCTTTCATTGACCGAATTAAATTCCTCACCGCGTAACACACCCTGTGCCAGCGCCTGGCTGAACTGGGTGATCACCGAGCCCGCCTCTGCCGTACTGACACCGGAGATTTTCAGCCCCGTGGAAATGGCCTCCGTCACCTTCAGCACATCATCAGCACTGTAACCATATTCACGCATTGAGGCTGCCGAGCGGGCAAACAGGGCCGCATTATCTGAAAATGCCGTGCCCGTCCGCTGGCTGATATCCATCAGCACTTTCTGTGATGACGAAAATTCATCGGATGACTGCGACGCCTGTTTCAGTCGGGCATTCACGGAACTCCATTCATCGGCCAGAGAAATCAGGTGTCCGGTGGCAAAGGCACCTGCAAATGCCCCCGCCGTTCCGGCAGCTGAAGCGCGGATTTCCGTCAACTGGCTGTTCAGCTCAGCCAGGGCGCGTCGCTGCTCCCGGGCGACTGCGGCAGCCTGACGCCCGCCATTCTGCAGGGTCCGGTAATATTCACTGCCCATGCGGGAAGCCCGCTGGATCTCCGACTGGAATGACTGCGAATTTGCCGAAATTTTGATAATCAGTTCACGTAACGTCGCCATTCACCTTTCTCCGGGCGTAAAAAAACCGCCTCAGCGGTTCTCATCATTCATGACTGTGCTGCAAAGCTCAGCGCGTCTTCCAGCGCCGCAAACGGATCCACCTCCGGCTTATCCTCATCCTCGCCCCAGCAGAGCATGGCGTCCTTCAGTGCAACATTCATCCCCTGTGCCCCAAAAACCGCTTTCACGATCTGTGCATTACGGATATCCCCGCGCTCATCACCCAGCGGGGATACCCTGTCGAACTCCATCCACATCATCGCCTCGCTCACACTCAGGCTGTGCCGCAGTTCGGATAAGGTGCGCCCCAGACGGAGCGCAAGTCGCATCAGAAAGCGAATTTCCGGGCGGGCTACTTTTTTCTGGCCGACTCTGCATCAGCGATCAGTTCCAGTGCCTGACGCAGCAACCGGGCATGTACCGGACCATAGACGGCCAGCACCTGCTCACGGTCGTCCGGAGCGAACACCCGCTGCAGATCCGTATCACACAGGACATCGCAGAACAGCGTCACATCCGCTTCCAGGTTACGGCGGGTTTTCGCCACCACCGACAGGGTATCGTCATCCTCTCCATCACCATTGAGCACTTCCTGCCACAGATACCAGGCCTCTGCCGAAGGCTCCCGCAGCACCACGCTGACATTACCCCATTCCGGCACCTTCACCGTTTTATGACGAAACCCTGACAGTCTGGCCAGCGCCAGCGTTTTCAGATCCTTTTTCATGATGACCCATCCCCTTATCCGGCGGCTGCGCTCACTGTCACGGTGCATTCAACAGACGTCACACTCTGTGCTTTCTCTGCCGAATCGGTCACCACGCAGGTATATTTCCCCGCATCAGCGGACTGCGCACCTGGCTTACTGAAGGTGTCTGTCGTCTGCCCGTCAACCGGCTGACCATCCTTCTTCCAGGCGTATTTATACGGCGGCGTTCCCCCGTTGGCACTGACTGACATTGTCAGCAGCGCACCTGTATTCACGGTAAGTGTTTTATCCAGATTTTTCACAAACGCCAGCGGTACCACAAAGGACACCGGTTTGCCTTTCATACGCAGTGAAAACGTTGCTGCCACCACGCCGTTGGTACCGGATGACCAGGTGTGCTGACGCACTTCCGCCAGGAACTTAAAGCCCTTACCGGACGGAAACAGCACCTTAAACGCATACAACGCGTCATTGTCATAGGCATCACGCAGGGCGTTCTGGGCCTGATTCAGATAAAAATTACCCGACATGGAAATCTCAGACGACGCCCCCAGACCGTTGATGTTCTCCTGCTCGGTGGAGCAGAGCGTGGTCACATCAATATCCTGTTTCTGACCGGCGGTGAACTGGACTTCCTTGATGGTGCAATCCAGGCGCAGATATTCCGCCTTATCCATAGTTTCAGCAGTCGCCGGGGCAGATGAAATCATCACCTGCGTCAGCTGTGAGCGTTCATACAAAGCAGACATTCTGCCGCCTGATAATAAAAAACCCGCACGCGGCGGGGTATGGTTTTGTAGAAAAAAGAAAAAGTCACACCGTGACCTGAAACTCCAGGGTTGCACGGTAACAGCGGTTTTCCGGAATATAGTCCTGCATTTCACTGACGGATCCCGGGGCCAGCAGCATTATGGCTTCACGGGCGTCCTGACGTATCTGACGCGCCTGCGTCACAGTCCCGGCATAAACGTCTATCTGCACCGACACTGAGGACTCCGCCTGCCCGCCCATCACGTCCGCTGACACCGATGAAATCAGGCTGAAAACCACCCACGGAAGCGCCACCGACGGCCTGCCATCCAGCAGGGGGACCACATACGGGTACACCTGCCCGCCGGCAAGATGCGCCAGATGAGGATACAAATCCGCCTCCGTCATCGTCTCAGTACCTCATCAATGGCCCGGTTCATCCGCGCAATCGCCACCTGAGCTGCCTGTTCACTGCGCACATCAAACGCCGGGCGCACAAACGGGTGCGGTGGCATATTCACAGTCCCCATTTCCACAAACCGCCAGTAGAAAGCATTGCGCGGGTTATCCGCCTTCATAGTGTTATCGCTGTTACCGGTGTCCGGATTAACACCACGGATATGGACACCGGATTCCATCCCGCCATCGCGGGAGCGCCGGGAAAGGATCACCACATTGCGGCGCAGTTTTCCCCTGCGTACCGGTGCCCGTGACACCACTTCTTCTTTCAGCACATTCGCACCCGCACGGGTTGCCTCACGCAGCACCCGGTTATTTTCCGCACCACTCAGAAGCTGCAAATCGCGGCTGATGTCCTCCAGCCCCGAAAAATCCAGCAGGGTTTCGATCATTTTTCCCCTCCCAGCCGACAGAGAATTTCCAGACGCCCGCCGGTCGCATCCGGCACGGGCAGCCCGACAACGTTCAGGATCCGGTCACGCCATGGACCACTCAGCACATGAAGTCGTGACGCTGCCGTGATTTCCCGACCGGACTGACCGCGCACCCAGATGCGGATTTCCGCCTGCGCCATTTCCGCACCGGACTGCATCCGCTCCCGGCTGCTCCTGCCACGGATATCCGCATGAATTTTCCCGCATGACACCCATTCTTCCGTCATTTCTCCGGCAGCGTTACGGGTTAACACCCGATTCAGAACACTTATCATCTGTGTCAGACGACCTGCAGATATTGCCATTCCCCCTCCTCATAACACCGTCGGACAACGCAAATCGTAAATCAGCACGGAAACAGAAAACGGCAGCTCCCCCTGAAGCAGTTCTTCCCGCTCCGCAAGATCCGGATTCCGGTACAGCATCCCGGTCAGTCGCATGGCAGCCCCCTTCATCCGGGTTAATGCCTCGCCCGGGATCAGTTCACCGTCCTCACGGATCACTTTATCCCGGCTGCCCTGAATGTAGGCCAGCAGCACGGCGGTAGCCTGACGAACCTTGTCCATCAGCATGTCATCATCCGCGTCATGGTCGACACGCAGATGTGCCTTGATCTCTTCCAGTGTCAGTAATGCCGTCATTTTCCGCCTCCTGCATCCCGCCCACGTTTTGCAGCCAGGGTCCAGGCTGATGAATGAGCTTCTCCGGGTTTATCTTCGGTCATACTGTTGCAGTGCCACAGCGAGCCCCCCCACGTCACCGTATCGCCGGGGTGGTAGGTTTCACCGGCTCTGAACACACCGCGGTAGAGCATCACCGGCAGGGAAAATGTTTTTTCCGTACGCTGGCCACTGCTCTGCCGGACCACCACAGAGAACAACCGCTCACCCGTCATGCTGACGTCAATATCCGCCACCCCGTCAACCAGGCATTCCCATCCCCGCATCCCGTGCGTTTTTTCATACGCCCGCCAGAGTCCGCCCTGGTGTGTGGCATACGTGCCCCGGGGAAAGGATTTTTGATCGTCAATGGCGGGGAGTATTTCCAGAGCCGTGGCATCACGCCCGTCCTGCGGAGCCGGCAGGGCACTCACCGCATCCAGAACCGCCTTCTGCAGAACATCCGGATCGTAGTCACGACCATCACGCGGAACATGAATATGGCTTACCGCCTCCTTCACCATCTGTTCAAGCATCGGACGCACATCATCCGGGGTGAGACTTTTACCGTCTGCCGGCTGCGGAATATTTGCGACCGCATCATTCACCGCCTTCTGCAGAACATCGGGATCATAGTCACGACCGTCGCGCGGAACAGGGATATGGCTTACAGCCTCCTTCACCATCTGTTCAAGCATCGGACGCACATCATCCGGGGTGAGACTTTTACCGTCCGCCGGCTGCGGAATATTTGCGACCGCATCATTCACCGCCTTCTGCAGTACTTCCGGATCGTAGTCACGACCATCACGCGGAACAGGGATATGGCTTACAGCCTCCTTCACCATCTGTTCAAGCATCGGACGCACATCATCCGGGGTGAGACTTTTACCGTCCGCCGGCTGCGGAATATTTGCGACCGCATCATTCACCGCCTGCTGCAGTACATCCGGATCATAATCACGACCATCACGCGGTACCGGAATGGCCCCCACAGCGTCATCCACCATCGCCTGCAGAACCGGACGCACCTCATCCACCGTCACATGCTTCTGTAATACCGCCGACAGGGAAGTCAGTTTCTCTTCAAACGCTTGTGCCTGCGAGGCCATCTTCCCCTCAAATGTGCGCTGTAAATCCGCCAGCACTGTGGAGAATTCTTCTCCCAGTGCACGAATAATGGACAGTTCCCGTTCCGTCATTTTCTCAGTATCCCCCCTGAACATCGCTTTCACCGCATCATGCTCTGTTTCACTGATTGCCTTATTACCGTCAGATGCGCCGTCAGGCAGCTGTGATGAAACTGTTTTCCCGGCAGACGAGAACGGATCCTCACGGGCATCACGACGGGACAGCGCCTCCAGACTGTAGTTCTGCTGCTGAAGATACAGTGCATCACCGCCGGCCAGGGGCGGCAGGTTCTCCCGTTTACGGGCCTCATTGGGCGTGAGAAGCGTATTTTTCACCGCATCCCCCAGCGTTTTCATGCGCCGCTCACTGTCCATTCTCAGCAGCGTGGTGACATCAAATTCTGTACTCTCGTTTTCCCCCGTCTCCAGCGCCTCATCCAGTAACAGTTCAATGGACTCAATCAGCGTCTGCAGGCACTGGGAATAATACTGCTGCTCCAGCGCCTCCACGTTGTCACTGGAAGGCGGTTGTCCCACGCCAATCTTGTAGGCCGGGACACGGAACACCGAACAGACAATTTCAGCGGTCATCTTCAGTTGTTCCACCGTCTGCGCATCCACAGGTGAAAACGTCGTGGGGTTGTATTTTGCCCCGTTGCTCAGAATGGCCGTTTTCCCCGCATTTTCGCCTGTATACCCGCTGTCCCAGTTGCTCTTCAGTTTTTTCGCATTTTCTTCCGTAATACTGCCGGGGATCTCAATCACCCCGGACGGCCTGCCACCATTTCTGAAAAAAGACGTCGAATTTTCCTGAATATGATGCCCCTGCGTGGCCGCCAGCCCGGCGGCATACATCGGCGGCAATCCTATAAGCGGATGAAAAAAACAGTTAAACCGGTCGTGGATCACTTCCCGGGCAGGCACCGTCACCGCCTCCGTGATCCCGCAGTTCCGGTCCGGCGTGATGCGGTAGAACACCTCGCCGTCATCCGCCACCAGAGGTTCAACCCGGCTCCAGTCCAGAATACGCAGTTCTTTGATCTGCCCCCGGGCATTACGGATTTTCAGCACCACCGTATTGCCGTGACGCAGTTTGGCGTTCAGCCACAGTTCAAAAAACTGGATGCGGTTCTGCTGGGCGTTGGGACGACGACAGAGGCGGGCAATATCCCCCCGGCGCGTTTCCCTGCGTATCCCATGCGCATCCGTCTGCATAAGACGCAGCCGCATTTTGGCGATATCCTGGGATATCAGCGAAATACATGCAAACACCGCATGAAAGGAGAGGACGGCTTCAGGATCGGCTTTCACGCCCTGCTGCCAGGCGCCGGAAAAGGGCTCAGCCACCGCCTGAAACAGGCTGGTCCAGCCCACCTCTCTTACGTCACGTCCTGATTTCTGGTTTTTTCGGGTTCGCCGTAAAAGGTTCCACATTCGCCATGCTCCGCATCTCGTTTCTTTTTCTGACCTGCCGGACGTCGCACCGTGATGTACTCCGCCTTTCCCAGGCGAACCAGCACCTCCGCACACGGCTGTGCCACATCACGGATATCCCCGGCCCGGGCATCATGCGTGCCCTGCAGATATCGGATCTTTGCCATAACCTGTTACGGGAGGCGCACGCCTCCCGTCCTCCTTATCAGACTCAGCCGCCGGACGCACTGCCGTAGTTCACTCCGGTGATCACCGCCACCGCCGCGGTACGGCGACGACGCCAGTTGATCCAGCGCTCCGCACGGATGGCCACGCTGCCTGTCTGGAACATGGAAACCAGCTCCACCGGGGACGGCGTGGTACTGTCGCCGGTCGGCTCAGACTGCATTTCCAGTGATGCCTCGCGGGACATATCCACTGCCACGCCTCCGTCATCCGCCAGATAAATATCCGGGGCATTCACCAGCACCAGCTGGTCACCCACGTACTGGGAGACAATCACCGGCAGCCCCTGGAAGGAGCCACCCAGCAGGGTCATGTCCGGGTATTCCTTCTGACCCAGCGCATTTTTACGCATGGACAGTGCCAGGGCATTGGTGCTGGACATCAGCCAGACCGCACCGGTGGGCTGCAGGTTTGCTGCCACAAACTGTCCAAACGCAGCCTCTGCATCCGCATCCGGGTTACCGGTTGATGCCGTGCCCTTCACATCATGGGTGATGGACGCCGGGGAGACATCTGCCACTGCGGCTTTTTTCGGGTCCACAAAGTCTGTATCCAGACGCGCCACCACCGCTTCCGCCAGCGCATTACGGACCAGTGCATCAGCAGCCGGACTGGAAAAACGGATCAATTCTTCCGTCAGTACCGCAATGGCCGACACCTTCGCATGACTGAAGGTGATGGATTCAAAATCAAACTTCGTCAGGGGTTTTGCCTTACCCTCACCCACCCAGCCGGCAGCACCGCCGGACACCTGGGCGTGCACACGGATATTGAACGGCACCTGACGAAGTGCAGGGATCCCGCCCTGACCAAATCGCCCGATAATGGTCTGCGGACGCAGGTAATCAATAAAGTCCTGTGCGTATTCCTGATATTCAGACAGGCTGCCTGCCCACTGCGGATCCGTGGTGGTCCCCGCGCCCACTGCCGATTTCAGGACATGATGCAGACGACTGTCATCCGGATACTGACGACGGGCCACTTCCAGGGCTTCAGATCGGACGCCTTTAGCCGCAGCCAGCGATTTGGCAAAGCGGGCGAAGCCAATCCCCTTATCCAGTTTCTGCTCCACACGGATCACCGGCGCAGAAGCCACCGCGGCCACATTCCCGTTACCGGCCTGTTTCACCGGCTGCGCCGTGGCGGCCTTACCGGCTTCCAGTTCACGCAGGCGCTTCAGGTGCGCATCCACCTGACGGATTTCCGCTGCGGTGTTGTCGTAATGCTCTTCCTCCTCCACATCCAGCGTGCGCCCTTCCTCTGCGGCTTTGGTCATGACCTCCTCAAGGGAGGCTGCCAGCGCTGCACGCTTGTTTTCAAAACTTTTAATCTGTTCGCCAATATTCATTATGGTCTTTTCCTTATGAAAAACGGTTGTTGACTGTGCCGCAGCGCCGGCAGAAGATGCGATTTTCACCACCGGTTTCCGGTTGCCGGACGCGGCAGAAAACGGGCGGTCGTAAGATTTAATGGTCCGGATGGTGCATTCCGCATTCGCGGGCACGGTGACGGCAGACACCTCCATCAGTTCCCAGCGCAGAAAATGCAGTCCGCCTCCGTCCAGAAAGGTGTATTCATGGGGACGGAAGCCCACGGACAGCCCCCTGACCAGCCCGGTCTTAATGGCCGCCCAGACCTCATCCAGCCGGGCAGCCAGTTGCGACGGCATATCCGGTACGGGCTTCACCAGTGTTGCCGTGATTTCCAGCCCTTCGCTGACCCGGCGCACCGTACACTGCCCCACCGGGCGGGAATGGTCATGCTGCCAGAGAAACGGGATCGCACTGCCAAACTCCGCGCCCTCCGGCTCCAGGATGTCACCATCCCGATCCGGAGAAGGCGTTGACGCAATCCCGGTGATCACTCGTTCATCCTCACTGAAGGATTTCACCGTCAGCAGGGAACAGGCCCGTTTAAGAGTCACATCAGCCTCCTGAAAATAAAAAAACCGCCGGAGCGGTTCGTGATGGTTACAGTGTGAACAGGGTTATATGAAAAAAACCGCATATTCTTTCTTTTTCGGTTCCGGGTTAAGGGACATCAGGGAGACCGCATTGAACAGCGCCATCAGCGGGTCAATTTTTCCCCGTCCACTGGCCTGTTTGGTGATAAGAATGGCGTTACCTTTAGGCTCCACCCGGGCATTGCCGACACACCAGGCCATCAGGGGCTGGTCACCATGCACCAGCACCCCTTCAGCCAGTTTGCGCTCGGTGGTTTTAATGGCCCCGCCCAGTTTCCAGCCCTGGCTTATCCCCACCACAATTCCGTCGGGGATCCCGGCTTCCGCCAGTGAATCCAGAATCTGCCCCACCCCTGACGGGTCAATACCGATATGGTCCAGTAACTCAGCCTCATGAATGCGACGCACATATTCCGCCACTTCCGCCGTGTCATCCCCGACACGCCGGACAATGGTCATATCTCCACAGGCAACAAGATCCTGAAACCGGGACGCCTCGCTCTTCCGTCGGACCACCGCGGTTTCATGCGCCCAGGCATGGCCCCAGCCCAGCCATTCGCGGGTCTCCCGGTCACGCCCAATCACATACATCCCCAGCAGATCATCCAGCCCTCCGCCGTCAATCCCCACCGTCACCACATCAGCACGACGCAGGATATCGTCCAGGCTGATACAACGGCCCTGCTCTTCCCAGAAATCAGCCCCCGCCCAGCGGTCAGAGCGCAGGGCAAGACCAATTTCCACATTGGCGTGTTTTGACATGAACCCCCGGAATGTCTCTTCACCGGCTTCCCGGGCTTTACGGTACTCCCGGTACAGAAAGGCCTCATCCACTGAATAGCCGAGATTAGGATTGACCATGGCGAGGTTTTCCATCAGCAGGTGAGCCCCGCTTTCCACCATTTCAGGAGGGTGTTCAAATATCACCGGCAGAAAGTGCGGATCATGAATTTTGCCGTCGCGCACATCCCGGGCGTACTGCAGTTTCTGTCTGAACACCCCGGCGGGCGGTTCATTCGACTGGGTGGTCGTATACACCACAAACCCTTCCGGGCGGGAGGCAAGGCCGCCTATGGCTTCACGTAACATGTCCTCCGCCTTGCACTGCTTGCCAAACAGCCACAACTCATCAATCAGCGTACCCACGGACTTGATACCGGACACCGTATTCGGATCGGCTGCCACCACCTTCAGGGTGGTGTCTGTCACCCGGTGGGTGATGGTCCGGATATGGGTCTGTACCTGGCAGAGGTCATCCAGATCATCGTCACGTCGTACCATATCCCGGGCAGGGTTGAAGGCGTTGGCCGCCACCTCCACAGTCGGGGCCAGAATCGTGTAACCCGCCGCCTGCCGCCAGTTCAGTAACAGTGCAGTCATCATGATCCCCGCGGCCAGCGTGGACTTCGAGTTTTTCTTGGGGATAAGGATAAAAACTTCCTTGATATGGCGTACACCGGTCTGCGCATCGTAGGAGCCAAACAGGGCCGCCACCAGGTCAAACACCCACGGTGCACAGGACTCCCCGAACGTAGGGCTACCAGGTGCATCCACAATCCGCAGTTGTTTAAAAATCGCCAGGGCATGTGCGGCCTCGTCCGGATAAATCGGATCCGGAATAATCGACAGCCCCTTTTTCAGGCGCTCTGCCCAGTCCGGGCAGGCTGTGCTCCATACAGGTATCATCCGTTGCCCTCATTATCGTTATTCACCACCAGTCGGGGTGGCGGTGGCACCGCAAAACGGTTAGCCGCTTTTTTCGCGGCATCACCTTTTGCCGATTTTTTCCCGGTATCCCCTTTTTTATGGTGCGTGAACTGCGCCAGACGCCAGGCCGCATCCAGTGCCAGTTTCGGATCAATGCAGAGGTTTTCCACCAGGATCCGCCCCATGGCTTTCACCGGATCGGGAAGACCATCCTCCATATATTCAATACCAGGAGACATCACCGCGGACGGTGGCATCTCCGGATTGTTTTCGTCCGGCTGTGGTATTGCAGCCGCCTCACGGCGACGGGGTTTATCCTCCTGCTCTGATTTTTTCTGCCGGTAAACAGGAACCTCATCCACCTCCACCGTCTCGCATTGTTTACGGGCTATAAACGCAAGCACCTCCGGATCTTTTGCCAGCTGCGAGCCTTTAACCCTGGCGGTCTTCGCCGAATAACCGGCGGCAATGGCTGACGCTGTTTTGTTTTTCCCGGACATGAGCGCCAGCGCAAATTTTCGTTTTTGCGTTGTCAGCACAGCCTCCTCCCGGGTCCAGAACGCACTCAGCCGGGTATGGTTCAGCCCATTTTTCCCGGCGTCTCATGCCGCAAATGTTAACTGCTGCCCGGTTAACATTTGCTGAAAAAGCCTGTTAACATTTTTTCCGCACAACAAACTGAATAATAAAGATAAAAACCGCAAAAATGCCCGGGCAGCCAGTTAACATGTTAACTGCCCTGAAACGGGAATTTTTTCTCTGCGTGAGAGGGGGCGCGGTGTCCAAAGCGATCGTTTTTTACGCCGGATGATACCCCCCCCGGGTTGGGTTACAGTCCGATGATGTCGTCCTCTCTGCCACTACCTCCGGACACCTCCGGCAGCGTCGGGTCCGGCATACCACTCGCCGCTTCACGAGCAGACTTTTGTCGATGGCATTCGGCACAGAGCGTCCAAAGATTCGTCTCCTCATTACCACCACCGAACTGAAGTGCAATTCGGTGATCGAGTTCACTGTCACAGAGGTCAACCACACGACCACAGATACAGCACTGCCCGGCGTCCCTCAGCCAGATATGACGCTTGAGGGAAACACGTGCACTGCCACTGACACGACGCTGCTCCCCCTTCAGAATATTCACCCGTCGGGTATTCAGTGTTTTGATTCTGCTCTGGAGTGTACGAAGCTCAGCCATGTAAAATCCCCGTCATATGGCAATCAGTAAAGGAAATAAATATGTCATCGAAAAACCGGACCCGCAGAACCACAACCCGCAATATCCGTTTCCCCAATCACATAATTGAACAGATCAACATCGCCCTTGAGCATAAAGGGTCCGGTAACTTTTCAGCGTGGGTTATTGAAGCCTGCAGGAGAAGGCTGGCAACAGATGCAACGCATCTGCGCCCGGCCAGCATGACAAATAACGAGAAATGAACGTTCGGTTTCTTCCACCATCGCACCGGACAGGCGACTATGAGGGGACAACGCCGCGCTCCGTTAACGCGGTAAACCCCGGTGTGTATCGTTTTTGATTATCCCCGCACACTCGCGCAGAGGAGTCTCCCTGTCGGGCTGCGGTCTCTGTTAATGCAGGAATACGGCGACAATACCGCGCATGGATAATAAGGTCGCTCAACACACTGGCTGTAATGCAGCGGATACCATGCGGCATTTAGCGGCATTCATCGTACACTCCACGGTTAGCTCTTCATTCGTGGCATTCACCTGAAAGGTCCGGGAGTGTAATTGCGTACATTTACCACTGAACGAACCTTCAACAAGAACACGACCACGCTGCAAAATACGGAACGGAATTGTTCCCTGAAAAGGTTCTACGGTTACCCGTAATTTCTTCATGTATCCTCCGGATAATAAAAAGCCAGCTTAGTGCACTGAGTGCGGATATATTCCTGCGCCCCTTCCAGCTGCTTCTGCATTGTCATCAACCGTTCTCTGAGGATGAAATAATCCCGTTCAGCGGTGTCTGCCAGTCGGGGGCCGGTTGCATTATCCACGCTGGAGGTGCCGGTGGCTTCACGCACGGTACCGGGGCAGGTGGCGTTGACCCGCAGGCGCTTACGACCAGCGGCAACATCAGCGCGCAGAGTTTCATTTTCAGCTCTCGCATCGGCTAATTCCTTCGTGTATCTGGCATCAAGCGCAGCGACATCTCGCTGGCGCTGCTGCATGTCAGTAATAGTGGCATTCGCCAGTTTCAGCTCACTGACTTTTTTATCGCGCTGCGCTTTGTAGGTGATGGCGTTATCGCGGTAATGATTCAGCCCCAGACTAAGCACACCACAGGCTACCAGCATGACAATAATCACCACACACAGAACACGGTTCATATCACCACCAACGGATTGCCCAGACCAGAACAGCAATGGCCACAATACGAATGGCAAATGCCATTGCCCGAATAAGTTCAGCACTCATCTTTTTAAAGTTCACGATTTCAGCGCAATGACCAGTTTTGCCAGCCCATACAGCATCGGAGACACAGCAATACCAACAGCCACCCACTTAATAGCAAAAGCCAGCGCTCTGCTGATGTCATCAGTCACTGTCACCCCAGCAGCCCCGACGAAGACAACATCACCCAGGCGAGGGACAGAAAAAGAGCAACCAGCATTAGTGAAAATGAAATACCGACAATCACACACAGGACCTTTGCCGGCGTTATGAGTTTGTCTGACATAGCTACCCCTTAATTGCCACAATTAACTGGGATACTACCCATAAAAAAGGGATGCTCCAGACCAGCAAAAATTTCCAGTTTGGTAATTGACTAATCATGAGTCGCAACTCCCTAATCAGTTTGCTAAAATCAATCAAGGCAGCCTCCCATAGCTTACTGCCATAAAAACAAAACCCCGCTTGCTGCCAACAAACGGGGTTTTTACTTTTATTCACTTAGGTTTTGCCAGTTCACAGGACTTCGTGTTATCCGCCCGCGTTGGCCAACCTCATTTTTCAGCAAAATATTCTGCTTATCTGTCGATTCCCCAGCACGCCAGCGCGCTCTCCTGGTCACGACGGAATACCTGACCGTAACAGTTATTTGAGCGAATACGGCAGTCTCTGCCACCGTCCTTAATCCACCAGCGAATCGCTTCGCATGCTCCCCTGCGATCACCTGCATTAATTCGTCTGTAAAACGTCGACGGGAAACACTTACCGGGACCAATGTTGTACGGACAGAATGACGCGATCCCCGCTTTCTGGGGTTCGGTCAATGGCACTTTGATGTTTTTCTCCACCCATGCCAGCGCCTTATCACGCTCAATGGCGTTAACCCGGTCGCATTTTTCCTTCGACAACTTCATGCCCGGAACGACAGGTTTGCCATCCACCAGGATGGCACCGCGGCAGATGGTCCAGATACCCGCGCCATCACGGTATGCCGTGGTGTGGTTACCTTCCTTTTCATCCAGAAACTGGTCGAGAATGTCAGGCGCAGGCGCACCAGCGGCAATCAGCGCCAGAACGGCAGCCGACAGGCCGTATCTGATTTTTGCGTTCATGGATATTTATCAGGATTTATCGGTTTCTGCCCACGGACAGGTTTATCTGTTCCGGTCAGTGACTTAAGGTTGTGATTCCGGAGGAGTCTTCAGAGAACCAGTAATTCTTCCCGGTAGCTTTCCTTTGTAGGTTATCCATACATTCTGCGCCTCTAAAATTACGGGGCGCTTTTCCGGCGACTGCTCATCCCCTTCACATAACCCGGCAGCAACATCCAGGAAGACCTGTCTGATGCTCCTTCTGGCTGCTGCCTCATAAAACTCCAGCGCGGCACCTTCAACACGGTCCAGCGAGATGTCCAGGTCAAAAATTTCACCGTCAAAGCGTTTTTTGTCCCGTAACGCTAAAGTTACCGTAACTTTATTCTCAAAATTGCGGATCCCTTTCACAATCAGTTCATAGTTTTGAGTCATTGAATTACTCTCCCCGTGCCGCCTTACGACGGTCCTCTCTGATTTTGAAATACAGGTTAGTCAGATATGTCAGCAGCCCAAACAGCAGACTCCCCAGCACGCCTATTGCCGCCCACTGAGACGGGGAAACCCTGTCCAGCAACTGCAGGAACCAGTAGCCCGTTCCCACCGCTGACGTGGTGTATGACACACCTGTTGTGATTTTTTCCATCTGGTCCATACCCCGTCTCCCGTTATCCGGAAGCTGACAACAATAAAAAAAGCCACCAGTTAAGTACTGATGGCTCTGATAACTCATGCAGGCATCTCAGACGACCCACTGACACTACCGGTGAGTTTAACGATACCTTCCATTTGGCTGGCTCACTTTTTATGATGATGCCGGTGCATTTATCTCCAGCACCAGACTTTCTATCTCAACGCCATACGCTGCATTTTTGGTAATATCCGTCAGCGTCAGCGCATTCAGCCCCAGTGTCAGACTGTCTTTTATGACCTGGAATGCCGGGCCAGCCACTCCATTCAGTTTCGGAGTAACCGTGGCACTGCCGGCGGTGAACACCAGTTCCAGCGTCTGCCAGTCATTACTGTAATTCCCGAACTCGCCCAACTTTGTGTTTCCTGCTTTCTTGTGATGCATCAGATTCAGTTTGCCGTCTGTGGTCTGGGTGAAGAACGACATCAGGAACGGGTTACCAGTCCCGGTCATCGCCACGACGTCAGGTAACGCTACATCGGTATACAGATAAATTCCCAGGCCGAACTGGTTGTTGGTCAGTGCGCCTGACAGTCGAAACTTACAGCTCAGTCTGCCACCCCGTGTCAGCAGGGAGACTGCGTCATCCACCGGATGCATCAGGGACCAGGTTTTATTGCTCTGCTTGGCGATCTTAAATACACCACCCGACAACTGAATTCCGCCGTCCTTAATGGTCCAGCCCTGCGCAGCAGCCTCTCCGGCTGTCGGCAACAGGGAGATTGTGCGTACGGATGCATCTTCAGACGGCCCCGATGGCGTGTTGCCGCCGGGCGAGGGTTTGATTTCCGGTGCCTTACCACTGATGAAAGCTGAGGTGCGCCCGGCTGCGTTCAGAATAGCGGTTGCCATACGATCCGGAATAATGCTCCTGCGCGCCCATGAACTGAAATGTGTCGGGCGGTTTGATGATACCTGGTTTCCATTCGTTCTCGATGCCGCACCGTAATATCCTGATGCCGGAATATCCGGATCTTCTGCCGGTGCGTTAGTGGCGGTATTGACGCCGTTACCGTCTGTCATGAAGGGCACAAAATAAACGCCCTCACTCTCCCTGTTTTTATACCCGCCGTACACGGTGTCGTACTGGGTAGCGTATGTATTTTTCCAGTAATACGTCGTGTCACCACAAATCCACGGCACATTTACAGCACTGCCACCATGACACTGCGCGTTAAACACAGTGAGGTCAGCACGAAACTGCTTCAGCATGGCTGTAAACAGCGCAGGTTGCTGTGCGTAGGTGGCGGCGCTCATGTCAAACTCTCCCTGCATCCAGCACACCGCCAGCAACACATTTTTCGGGTTCTTCTGTAATGCAGCTTTAGTGCGCGCAATCAGGTCCTGATATAACGGTTTACCCACCCCCCAGCGCGCCGAATCCTGGCTGGCCCCCGCGTCCGCACTGAATGTCCCCTCCGCGCCCTGGGTGAATGCCGAACCACCACGACAGCATGGTACCAGCAGGATCCCCGCGTTATTCGGGATATACGGGAGCAGTTTTTTGGCAATATGTAAGCCCTGGCCGACACAGCCGTACTGCCCTTTGCTCAGGTCTGCCTTCGGATGATTCAGCGTACTCATATCCTGCACATCATGCAGACAGTGGTCAGCCGGGATGATGTCGTTATACGTACAACTCTCTCCACCCGGAGTTACCGTGCTGCGGCGCGCCAGCTGTTTAATGCGCGGATCCGGAGCATCGTAAGAATCCGGTAACGGAAGCCCTTCACCGTAGGCCATGCCGTTGGACTGTCCGGCAAGCACAACCACGTAGAACCAGTCCGGCTCAGTTGCACCACTGACGACCACATCACCTTCTGCTGCAATCGCCTGCATCAGGGTATAAGGGGTTATGGCCACCGGACTACCAAACGGCTGCCAGCCCTCTTTCAGTTTATGTGTCAGCTTTTCCGCAAGGTCTGACGGCGACGCCGCCCTGACAACATCATAGTATTTAAATGCCATGAATCCTCCCGGCCGGGATAATATTGTGAGTAAAATGAGGAGCGGGCTGAAGTCCGGAAGTTACAGGACAATGGCAGAAGAGAGACAACAGTCCGCAATACGAAAAAGGCCGCGCTATTGCGCAGAGTGATTACTGTCGGATATTATTCGCCAGCTGAAATATTACTTCACGTTTTGTTGTTTATTCCTTGCCGCCCGCGTCTCCCTGCGCGGGCTTTTTTTGTCCATAAGAAAGCCCCTCCGGAGAGGGGCTGGAGAGTGGCGCTATGTGCCATTGCATGGTGCCGGGTGCCTCCCGGTGAATTCAGTACCAGCACCTGAATCCGCGATTATCCCATATACCTACTCGCTGATTGCCCCTCCGCACAGCTGTCTCTTATACACAAATCCCCACCCGGGGATTTGTGATGTCTGTCAGTCTGCTTTAGGGGGACTCTTTCCATCCGGTAGTTTCCTTCCTCCCCGGCAGCGATTTTTTGAACTTTTTCCTCACCTGTTGATCTTCTCTTATATTTCATTTTCTTCGGGTCTGTTATGGTACTTTCTGATTGTTATTCATGGGCTAACGAGCAGTTTGGACATGCCCGTCTCGGTGATCCGCGTCGTACACGACGCCTTGTGTCACTGGCCTCTTCTCTCGCTCAGCATGCAGGTCTTTCTATTGTGAAATCATCCCAGTCCACTGCTCAGGTTGAAGGTGCGTACCGCCTGATACGTAACCCGTCTGTGTCCCCGCAAGCCATTGCCGAAGCCGGATTTACCGCCACTGTAAGGGCATGTGAGGCTCATCCGCTGCTCCTCGCGCTGGAAGACACCACCACCATTAACTTCAGTCACAGTACGGCATCTGATGACCTGGGGAATACCACCACTAACCCGAAGACGCGCGGGCTGCTGGCTCACTCTGTCCTGATGTACGCCCCCGACAGCGCCCTGCCAGTCGGTCTTATCGAACAGCAGCGCTGGAGTCGTGCCACGGACACCTACGGTGTTAAGCACCAGCGAAAAGAACGTCCCTATGAAGAAAAAGAAAGTTACCGCTGGCAGCAGGCTTCGGAGCGCATGGCCGAATGGCTGGGGGAGATACAGAAACGGGTAATCACTGTCTGTGACCGGGAAGCGGATATCTGGCATTACCTGCATTATAAAGTCAGCCACGGGCAGCGCTTCGTGGTGCGTGCAGCACAGAATCGCCGGCTGGAAGAAGCACCCGGCAAGCTCTTCGAACTGCCGGAAGTCCTGGCAACCGCGGGAAGCCACACGCTGAATGTGATGCAAAAAGGCGGGCGGGCAGCCCGCCAGGCCCGGATGTTCATCAGTTACAGCGAAGTCAGCATAAAAAATCCCGACAACAGCGGCCAGGCGCTCCCGCTCACGTATGTCTGTTGCCGGGAGCAGGCAGAGGACGGCGCCTGCTGGCATCTGCTGACGTCAGAAAAAGTGGCGAGTGCCGCCGATGCGCGACGTATCGTCAGCCATTACGAGCGACGCTGGCTGATAGAGGAATACCACAAGGCGTGGAAAAGTGGTGGTACATGTGTGGAATCGCTGCGAATGCAGACCCGGGATAACCTCGAGCGCATGGTGGTTATCAAGGCGTTTATCGCGGTGCGGGTGCTGGGCCTGCGGCAGGGCGGTATCAGTGAAGAAACACAAAATGACAGCTGTGAGAAAATACTGACGCCGACAGAGTGGAAACTGCTGTGGGTTAAGCTGGAAGGAAAACCGCTTCCGTCACAGATGCCGACACTGAAATGGGCCTGTCTGAAACTGGCGAAACTGGGGCGATGGCATGACAGCAAACGCACCGGTCGCCCCGGTTGGGTAGTCATGTGGGATGGCTGGTTCAGACTTCAGGATATGGTTGAGGGTTACCTGGTGATGAAGTCTCTTGATCAGGAGATCTGATCAAGAGACAGCCGCACAGGGGGATTCACCATGCCAGTTTCTTTTAACAAACTCCCCGCAAAACAGACAACTGTCAACCGTCTGAATTGTGAGACATTTAAAAAAAAGGCCCGCAAAAGCGAGCCGGGAAAATAAGTGTAGCGCGTTGTACTGGAGTCGAACCAGTGACCGATTGCTTAGAAGGCAATTGCTCTGTCCTGCTGAGCTAACAACGCAGAATACCGATAATGGACCACCACCGGGGACTCGAACCTCGCACACTCAACTTAAAGGGTTGACGCTCTTTCCTGATGGCTAGTGGCGGTTGGTGGCCCTTGCTGGATTTGAACCAGCGACCTGGCGATTATGAGTCGCTCGCTCTCACCACTGAGCTAAAGGGCCGGGCGCAGGATAATAACGTTACGAAATCAATGTTGCAAGCATACAAAAATCACCCTTATCTCCTCCACCAGCGCATTCACCATGTCTATCCGAGATAAGTGGCACAAAAAAACCCGCTTGTGGGCGGGTTTTGTTTGATTTTGCCATCACGTACAAAATCGGCAAAATATCAGATTTGCATGAAATATATGCCTTTCAATCTACTTTTGCAACACTTTGCTTTGAAAATGCCGCCTTTTGTTTTGAACGTGTTCTCATTACAAATAATAAAGCCTCACTATCCAGTCGGTGAAAAATGTGTTTCATTGCAACCCAGTGACGAGTAAATGTTTTGGACCAGTTTTTAGTTGTCACTCCCGCCAGTAATGCCAGCTCCTGATATTCATAACCTTCCCCACCAAAAAGTTCTGCTTTTACTGCCTGCGCCGCCAGCCAGATTAATTTTTTCAGGCGTTCCTGCGTTTTCCCAGCAATTTTTCTGGTACCGGATTGAGTATTAAATTCATTCCACGCCCACTGTGTTATCGCGATCTGATATTCCCAACAAATACTCCCGCTGTAACACCACAACAACCAGGCTTTATGATGTTCTTCAAGAGACAGAACAGCCCGCCGCCACGATGATGTCAAAAACTCAACCGGACTGACGAGAGGAATTGACGCCCCCTTCGCCAGCGATTGCTTTCCCGGGATTGGTGGATTATCCCGCGTTATCATTTTTCCAGTCACTTCATCGCGGTACCGGATTTTTTTACGCCTGTAACGCCCTGTATCAAACATGGCATTCTCCTGCCAGGCCTCAAGCTGCCCTTTTGTTGATCCACTCAAATCGGCGGTGGCAATCATGAGTTGCTCACGAACAAACTGTAAATACTGGTTATTCATGCATACTCCAGTTCTGTGATTTTTATCCCCAACCGCCCACCAGGAACAAGCTGACCGCGCACAATATTAATTTCATCAAACTGCTCGTCGTCTATGAGCAGCCCCGCATGCGTCAGTACATCCAGTGGTGCCTTCAGGATATTGTCCAGGTCACGACGGCGCTTATCCGGTGGCTCTGCAATAATTTCTATTGCCGGCCTTCCGGACAGGTTTAATTTCAGTTGCTGCTGGCGAACAATAAGCGCCACATCACGGCGATAACGCTCACCGACTTTTGATACAAAATATGTGCTGCCACGGCGTCGCCAGTAAGTGTTCACCGTCGGCGGGTAAGGTAAAACCAAATCTATGAGCATCAGTCACCTCTTTTACCCAAGCACGCCAGTTGCAAAGGCGTGATCAAGAAAACGAAAAATTAAATCAACCTGAGAACCATGCTTTTCTTCGAACGCCAGCGGATCCGCATGAAGCTCGTTGTGATGCTCCCGACACAGCGGTAGCGTGAAAATATCGTGAGATTTTGTCCCCATTCCGCCCTGACCATGACCAATCAGGTGATGGGGATCGTCGGCTGGCTTACCACAACACGCACACGGCTGTGTCTTCACCCAGCGTGTGTATTTCTCGTTAACCCAGCGGCGACGTTTAGGTCGTTTCATGAAAGATTCCGGAGACTCAGGATCAACGGCAATGCTGACCACCGTCTTTTCCTGTGGTGGGTTCTGTTGCTGGTGGGCGTGAGGCAGCGGCGCAAGATTTTTTGTGCGCTGTTTCAGTATGCTGGTGGCGGTCTGCTCTCCCGGTACGATGTCGCTTTCACGGTACATTGAGCGGATTTTTTCCGCACGCAACCCCAGCGAACGACGTAATACCGCTTCCGGTAGCGCGTCCGCCACCTGATTGCGGACCGCCCACCAGGATAATTCAGCCAGCGATAATTCCCGTTCCTGCGAGCCATTCATTGCATGGCGTATGACGTCAATCATCCATGCAGACAGGTTTTGGTGAGCAAGTTGCCCGAGTGATTCGGAGGTCTGGTCGCGCAGCTGGTTGTCGCAGTGCCAGCACAACACCATTGCGCCGGTACCATAACGGTGAATGACGGTTTCACTGTGGTGATAATCACCGTGTGGCCACTGGCAGGATTTAACATGGCGCAGTAACCAGTCAGACAATGCGCCAGCGCCACCAGCAGCACGAATCACTCGTTCGTCGCTGAAAAATGGCAGTAATGATTTATCCTCCGCCAGCGGCTGGCGAACGGCAGGAACGACCCCGGACGGCAGATTACGCATGCTTTTCGGTTCCGGCTCCACCAGTACCCGGGTATTGTGGAATACCGGCATGGATTCACGGCCCGGCTTAACGATCACCAGCCCGAGTTCCGGTACCAGAACAGGTCGAAGTAATACCCGCACGTTACCTCCAGATGCGTTGCTGGAATGTGCGGGACGGACGCGGTGGTCGTTCGGAGTAAGGAAGCCTGACGGAGATTATCCAGTGACGATAATCGAGGCTGAGGGCTTTCTTAATCTCGTATCCGTGTCTGCGGTAGCACTGAATTAGCCACTCGGCCTGTTCTTCAGTGCATGGGGGATGCTGGAACCAGTCAGATTTGAAAGTGCGGGAACGCCGCCCGTGCCTGCTGGCAAAGACGGCAGAATCATCAGAATTGTGTAATTTGGTATCGTGCGCCATCGGTTGTCTCTGCTGGCGCAGCAGGTGCCAGTTGTTCAGGCTGGCGTGCGAATTGTAAACCAGAATGCCAGGAAAAAACAAAACCCGCCGAAGCGGGTTAAGTGCGGGTGCGTTGAGGATGCCTGACACATCAGAGGTGGCGAGGGATTCTCCCCCGCCTGGTCTCTTACTCCTCAGGTTCGTAAGCTGTGAAGACAGCGACCTCCGTCTGGCCGGTTCGGATTCGTACCTCGCAGAGGTCTTTCCTCGTTACCAGTGCCGTCATTATGACGGTTAAACAGATGACGATCAGGGCGATTAACATCGCCTTTTGCTGCTTCATAGCCTGCTTCTCCTTGCCTTTCGGCACGTAAGAGGCTAACCTACGTGTGTAGAGCATAGATATGGCCTCAGATTAATGTTAAGCGTCTTGCCGGACGCGTAATGTTAACTGGGGCTTTTCTCTATCTGCCTTTTGGTGTTCATGCCTGAGACAGATAGCCTCAAGCACCCGCAGTCATTCTACCCGTTTTAGATTTCTCAGCCAACTTTATGCTCACAACATATACAAATTTCCCGGTTAAAGCTCATCATGTTAGATAGTTTTTGCGTACGCACTATTTTTTTATGTAAACTGCGCAAAAAAGTTTAGCACCCTAAATTGTTAAGGGAAAATTAAGGAAGTGTTAATGCTTGAGCAAACAGTAAAAAACATCAATTCACGCTTTGGCTGGCGCAACACCCGTAAGCTTCTTGGTTCATCACTGGGTGTAACGGCCCAAGGATTACCCCTTTTTATTGAACGTGTAAATAGTGTAGTTCAGCATAATCCCGACCTAAAAGACAGAATCGACGATTTCTGGAAAGGTTTAATTTTTAGCGGGAATCGATTACTTTCTATTTATAGAATCACCGATGAAGACGTAGCAAAATTACAAACAATTTTCACAAATCAGAAAAAGGACAATAGCCCCTTCTCAGAAAAATACCCAATTCCTTTATCCAGAGAGGAGCTGTTAGTTGCTGATACTGAGCTGCATTTTGCTGAACTACGTCAAGATATCATTCGTGATAAACAAATTGACACTGCTGTTTTTTTATCCAAAGCGTATTACACTGAAGTGATAGAGCTTGACCCAACACATCTTAGCGATGCGGGTATGGAATTACGTGCTAATGGTGGAGAAATAAAATGCAAAACACGCCAAGTCACGCAATGCTTTAATACCATCATGCTAATGCCTGCAGAAAAAATATTAATTCTTACGATTGATTTATCTATCCTTCCAAGAAGTGAATCACAGCCTCAACAATACCTTGTGGCTAAATTTATAAAAAAAGAAGCTGGCGTTATTTTAAACAATCCTCTTGAATTATTTGGTTCAATACAAGATCTTTACGAAAAAGTAGATGGCAGAATTTCTCATGTATCTTTTATCACCTCAGATGGCAATACAAGTTCTTTAAAACTCAAACCAAGTCAAAAGTGTTTGCGTCAAGATGTTTACCATCATAGTGGAGAGTCCGCAAGCCCAATATTGACAAAGTTTAAGTTGGGAAAAATTTGGGATTTACCACAAAGTTCTTCACATATTTTATCAGTAGAGTTAATATTACCAGGAAAAAGGACAATGCTTGATAATCCTAGAATTAGGTTGCATGAAGCAATTGCGAAGAACTGTAACAACATTGATTCGATTATATTTATTGTTGAAAAAATATTGGATTCTGTTAAGTCCTGTGAAGAGAAAAGAAGAGCGAGATCATCAGGCCATAAATGAAAAAGAGTATATATCACGACATTATCACGCAAATAGAGCAGGATTTTAATGATCCTGTTCGCAGTGTGTGTCGTGATCTTTTTCTTTTTCTGGTTAGTAAAGATGCTAAAAATATCAATCACTTTACATACAAAACCCTTATCAATGGTTTAACCTATCTAACTGATACGAAAGATGGCTATATCCTGCTAATAAAAGCAACTGATTATTTATCTAGCTATAAAGCACATCTATTGGATATGCATTTTCAATACATTGATAATTTAACGGAAGAACCAATACCAGTTGAAGATGATCTTATTTCCTATGCTTTAGACACAGGAAGTTTTTACCATCCAGAAACTGGCGAATTGGTTGATAATTTTAGCCAGTATCTTTATCCATACTTTACTCCTTCGAGTCTTTTGGAGAGTCTGCATGAGTGATGTAAACATCTGTACTGCAGACCTTCAATCATTAATTAGAATGGATCCTGAATTTAGGGGAATGGTTCAAAGAAAATTAGCTGCAGACAAAAATATTTTTGTAAAGCAACTCTATGAAGATTTAGACGACGCTATTCAGAATTTAGAAAATGACAAACACTTCTATCAAGATGCTAAGTGGGGAGAGGACGAGCTAACAGCGTCGATCAAAAATTTCCTGAAAGGTAGGTTTTATGATGTTGAACATGATACTCAACATGGCGGTCACGTTGATTTATTAGTTAAACATCAATTCGGAAAATTCGAATGGATCGGTGAAGCAAAATTATGGAGAGGCCCCAAATCTATTCATAATGGCTGGATTCAGCTAACCGAACGTTACGGCACGGGTACGTCACGTGACGATCATGGAGGAATTCTAATTTATATAAAGTCTGACAAATCAGCAGTAAAATTCAATGAATGGAAAGAATTTTTCTCTACGACCGTTTCGGACGCAGAAATTGAAGCGGAAGGCTCTCCCCTCCGCTTTAAGAGTATCACAAAGCATCCAGCAACAGCGCTTCCATATCATGTAAGACACATGGGAGTATCCTTATACCATTACACTGGTAAAAAAACCGCTGACTCTTAACTGGTAATTGCTATATATCCAGTCAAAAAACCTAAGGCTTTTTGCAATCTTTTACGAATTGTTCCATCTGAACATCCTTGTTGCTTTGCAATAGCACGAAGAGATAAACCAATCACGAAATGAGCAACAATTAACTCATATTCTTGTTGCTTATATCTTTCTAACCTAAGGATACTAATGTCAATAATTCGCCCTTCATCATTGCTGCACTGACGACGTGATTTTTTACCATGAGGAACAACATTTTTATATTTATCAGCTATTTCCTGCCAATCAATAGAACTATTACCAGCCACAACCCAAGCCCCCCAATCGTCTAAAATCTCACATATATCAACATTACTATCCATCTGTTTTTTATTTTCTATTTTGAAATAACCAAGCAGCATTCTAGCCATTGTTGTTATTTCTATACTTGTAACTGACTCATAAGCATGAGGAGAAACAATTCTCTCATCACTTAATGCCCAATCACTAAGGTTTGCTATTTCCAACAATCGTTCTTTAGTTATTCCCATTATTATCTCCACCGCCCTTTCGGGCGGCCTCCTGATGATTTGAGGGTGCAGGAATCCCTCCGGTTAAGGATTTAATAAAAATCGTTTCTGATTTAAATCTTCAGTATTTAGTTGTTAGTCGGTTTATAGCCTTTATGCTTCGACCTTATTTCTCAGCCATACACAAACCGGGCCATCTTCGGTGTCATGTATTGAACCAATAAACCATCCATTGCCCTCTGGTCGTTCCGGTTCCCATGCAGAAATATCAGCATCACACGCATCAAGGTCAGCACATCCTTCATCTCTGAAGCAGAGGACGTATTGAAGATTATTTTCCTCCATCCAGGCGTTAAACTCTTCCGTTGAAATATATTCCCGACCGTCACAGAATTTTTCATATTCAGGATGCGTCCAGCAGCCATATTCATCACGTACTACTGGTATTTCTTTAATTTCATTCATTTCTGTTCTCCCACGTTTTCAGACTTTCACCACAGAACGGACAAAATGAAACCCGAACTGGTAATTTAGAAAATTCACCGGAACGCAACATCACAAAATCAGGACCGCGAGTTAAACTCTCATTTCAGATTTTGTATATCAGCAGACCTTTTCGCATCGTGTATTCAGCATCACGCTCAAGGGACTTTGCCAGTGCTGCACATGGTTCTATCTTGTTGCCATTAACCTGGCATTTTGATTCACTCACCGCACCACCTCCTCAAAATTCCCCTGATAAAACGCCAGTACGCGCTGCATAGCTTCGCTCTTCCGGCACTCGCGACAGATTATGTTCTGACGCCTGTCGTAGCGACGTATTTCTCCGTCAGGTAATGACCAGATAAGGTCCGGATCAACCGCAGATGGTTTCTTCAGCTTTGCCCTTGAGAGCTTTTTACGGGCATTTTGCCAGTCCTTACGCGCCTGTTCAGACGGGAATAACCCGTAACCAGAGTTGTATACATCGCCACTGGCAACCAGCTCTCTGGCCAGAACGCTCATCAGATATCTTGTTGCCCCAGTTTTAGTTTCCAGTTGTCGTAACGTCTCGCGCCCACTCTGGCGTACGAGTTCAACAACCTGCCCTTTAATTTTTTCCCGCTCTTCTTGTGTAAAAACTTTTGCCACAAGCCCTCCTGAAAATTACCTCATGACCAGAAATTAACACTTACCCCCTGAAGCCCGGCGGAATTTCAGTGTCCGGTTCAGAAATGTGATTCACGCAACGCTGCGCAGGCGAACGCCCCAGGCGGATAACCAGTTCATCCCATTTTTCCCGGAGTTTTGCCGGACTCATGATGTTTTTTACCCAGAACGAATCCCGCTGGAGACGCCCAAACATTTCACAAATTTGTCTGTGAGTTCTGCCATCCAGCATCCGCATTGTGCGAACGTCATTGGCCCATGCTGTCCAGTTGGGTTCTTTCGGTCTAGTGATCTCGCCATCATAGCTGGCCGCCTGCTCGTAAAGACTCACGATTCGTCCCCAGATCCACTGTGCGCACACCAAATCTTCCTGACTTCCCCACTGGCGTTTTTTCGCACTGAACACAACCGCGTCAGGGTGTCGGGTTAAAAAATCCTGTTCAGCCGTCTGCGGGTCCGGTTGCGAAGCGTCCGGACAAGAAGATCTTTTATCTGACGGATCAGGTTTTAATACTGACGGATCGGGGTCAATCATCGCCCCCCTAATCGGCAGTTTTTTATCAACAGTTGATCCATCAAAATTTGACGGGTCAACCGTTGAGGGGTCAATATTTGACGGGTCAACTGTTAACGGGTCATTTTTTGCCGGGCTAATTTTTCTTTTCGGTTTATATGACTCACGCGCCGCCGCCGCAGCTGCTTCGAGTTTTTCCACATTAAGCCGATAGATATTGCTTACATTACGCCCACCGACCTTACGCTCTTCCTTCGTCAGCCAGCCCTCTTTCGCCAGTTCTGCAATAGCCGATTTCACTGTGGATTCACTTCTTGCACCGATCTGACGCCGGATAGTTTCAATGGCAGGCCATGACACGCCCTCGTCATTGCTGTAGTCTGCAAGACGGGCCATAACCGCCCCCCTGGATAAGATCATGCCGGTGAAGGCGCACCCTTCCCAGACAAGACCATGAAGCTTGCTGCTCATAAAACCCCCGAACACCGTGCTTTTAGTGCATCACCACAGCATTCCCTGCCGGGCCGCCGCGATTCATCTGGTCATACAAAACAACCGCTGACGCAACAAAATCATCGACATCCTTCACCAGCCGATCCCTCCGTTCGACGATCTCACGGTAATATTCAGAACTGTGGCTGCGCATACGGGCCACCAGCAAAGGCGGCATCGCCTTTTCGATCGCCGGTAACAGAGCCTGCATTTTTTCAACAGCATCAGGGGTGTCTTTATCCAGCCAACGGAAAATTTTCTGGGTATTACGGGCCAGGGCTTCCGGATGGCTGTCGTCATACAGTTCCGGGAACGTCATTCCCAGCTCGAAATACGCTTTGGTAATTTTCGCAGCCGGCACTTTTTCGCCGTCCGGATGCGCCCAGACATTCATCGCCATGCGGATGTGTTCATGCTTGATTTTCATGAATCAAGCTCCTAGAAAGTGGTTGTGTTAACGTTTTGGTATCTTCCAGCTCGGGCCAAATATTCATCCAATCAAAAGGCCTTAGTTGCTGACGTGTAACTTCACCATTACTGGCTCGCTCAATAAGGACACATAACGATGCCCCTAACACTTGACCTTTACTCAATGCCTTTCTTAGATAACCGATGCTGGTACCACACTCGCATGCAAACATACGCTGTTCATCTGACGAAAGAGAATTGAGAAATATTCTTAATTCTTCCATAGCTACTCCTTAGTAAACACAGCAAAGAATACCCGCAGGTAAACAAAAACCAATACCCACAGGTTGTTTACCTTGCGGTAATCGCATCTATTATTTACCTATGGACAAATATGAATTTAGACGACAGCAACTCATCAAAATTCGTGATGAGAAATGCGATGGTAAAGCGGTTAACGTGGCCAGAAAGATCGGGCGCGAGCCTTCTTATGTATCAAGAATGTTGTACCCAGAGGGGAAAAAGGGAAAAAAACGGATCGCTGATGATATGGTGGAGATTATCGAAGAGTCCTTTGGGTTACCCCGGGGATGGATGGATGGTATCGTTTCATCATCAACGAACACAGCCTCCAGTTATGAAACAAGGGTTCTAACGCCACGACAACGTATTTTTTTAGATCTCTTAGACGAACTGCCAGAAAGTGAAGCGGATAAATTATTAAAAACTCTTGAAGAGAAAAAACAGTATTACAATATGATCTACGAAGAAATCCGTAAAAAGAAAGCACAAAACGCATCATAGCTCACCAAACAACTAGTCACCAGTTAAGACACCGCAAAAATTTACCCATAGGTATTTACTTTTTAAATACCTATGGGTATCCTTCTTTTCATACCAACCCACCCCGCCCCACAGAATGCAGGGCAATACTTCGAGTTACCAGGCAGTGGTCAGGGGTTAAGTAGCCAGCCCGAGGCGTAAGAACATGACGGCAGGGTTCAACTTTAATAACTATGCAGCAGGTTTTTGTTCCGCTACCCCGGCGTTAAGGGGAAATGAGGTCAACATGGATATGCTCAATCTTGGCAACAACGAATCTCTGGTATGTGGCGTGTTCCCCAACCAGGACGGCACGTTTACCGCGATGACGTATACCAGAAGCAAAACGTTTAAAACTGAAGCTGGCGCGCGTCGCTGGTTAACCAGAAACACTGACTGATGAGGTTGACGATGGAATTTAAAGATTTACCAGTACCATTCCAGGAAATGGCATCGAATGTGGTTCGCTCTCAACTGGCGACTCTTGACCTGAGTACCGTAGAAAAAGAAACCATCGATACTATATCCGGTAACGTGCGTCGTGCCTTTATAGGTCTGTATGAAGAGAAGCGCCTATTCGGCGGACAGAATTCGCCTGAAAACAAGAATCAAGCAAATGATGAGAAGCTGAAACACATTATCGCCTTACTTTTGGAAGACGCAAAACGTCTACAGCAACTGGAACCAAATGCAGGCACAGAGGCCCGCATTTGGATTGCCATGAAATCACTCAAATGTGAAAGCAGTGATTATTTCAAAACAACAATTAAAACTACTCAACTTTCGGGAGAGCTACTGAAGAAATTGCCATAAGAGCATGGTCTTTCTCTTGTTCTGCAAGATGAGCATTAATACCTGGTATGGTTTTTTCAAATTTATCTATCTGTTGAATAACAACTTCGCGGTATACGTTTGTTTTTGTACCACCAAGCGCAGCCGTTAATGCAGAAAGCATATTTAGTATCATATCAGTGCGATATGAAAGAATCCTGATAGCTTCATCTTGTTTTTCAATAATAGATTGCAGGGCCTCAATTTGCTTTTTATCCATTTCACCCTCCTGAGGGTTGGTAATTAAGGAGTTCTCCACGGGTCAGGTGGAGTGCGTGCGCCGGACACGGGTGAACATCCGGCACTGACAGTTTACTGAAAGGATATGTCCCTGAAAAGTCAGGGCATAACGCGAAAGCGCACGGCAAAATTGGTCTCTCTGTACGGTGTCGTTAAATTTAGTTCGACCGTGCGCTTCCGGTTGTGGCACTCCGCGAAATGGCGCGGCGGTAAGTATGGCGGGGTTATTCCTTCCCCGTTGAGGACACCGGGTTGTCAGGTTGACCATACGCTTAAGCGACAACCCCGCTGCAACGCCCTCTGTTATCAATTTTCTGGTGACGTTTGGCGGTATCAGTTTTACTCCGTGACTGCTCTGCCGCCGTTTTTAAAGTGAATTTTGTGATGCGGTGAATGCGGCTGAGCGCACGCGGAACAGTTAAAACCAAAAACAGTGTTATGGGTGGATTCTCTGTATCCGGCGTTAATTGTTAACTGGTTAACGTCACCTGGAGGCACCAGGCACCACATCACAAAATTCATTGTTGAGGACGCGATAATGGAAACGTTATTACCAAACGTTAATACGTCTGAAGGTTGTTTTGAAATTGGTGTCACTATCAGTAACCCTGTATTTACTGAAGATGCCATTAACAAGAGAAAACACGAACGGGAGCTATTAAATAAAATATGCATTCTTTCAATGCTGGCCCGTTTACGTCCGATACAAAAAGGATGCTGGCAATGAATACAGCATTTGCACTTGTTCTGACAGTTTTTCTTGTTTCCGGAGAGCCAGTTGATATTGCAGTCAGTGTTCACAGGACAATGCAGGAGTGTGTGACTGCAGCAACCGAACAGAAAATTCCCGGTAACTGTTACCCGGTCGATAAAGTTATTCACCAGGATAATAACGAAATCCCGGCAGGTCTTTAAAACAGTTCCGTAATAAACATCCGGTTTCATTCTTATATGCCAGCAATGGCAGGGATTTGTTCACCCTTAAATCTGTAATGAGGTAAAACAAAATGAGTAAAGTCTTTATTTGCGCTGCTATTCCTGATGAACAGGCCATAAAAGAAGATAGCGCTGTTGCGGTGGCCACTGCCATTGAAGCTGGTGATGAGCGTCGCGCACGCGCAAAATTTCATTGGCAATTTCTGGAGCAATTCCCTGCAGCTCAGGACTGCGCTTATAAATTTATTGTCTGTGAGGATAAACCCGGCATACCCCGCCCTGCCCTCGATTCCTGGGATGCTGAATATATGCAGGAAAACCGCTGGGATGAGGAGTCTGCTTCCTTTGTCCCGGTTGAGACTGAATCAGATCCGATGAACGTCACTTTTGACAAGCTGGCCCCTGAAGTACCGAACGCTGTCATGGTTAAGTTCGACACATGTGAAAACATCACCGTTGATATGGTTATTAGCGCACAGGAATTGTTGCAGGAAGACATGGCAACATTCGACGGACATATCGTTGAAGCGTTGATGAAAATGCCAGAAGTTAACGCCATGTATCCGGAGCTTAAGCTGCATGCCATCGGGTGGGTTAAGCATAAATGTAAGCCTGGTGCCAAATGGCCCGAAATTCAGGCAGAGATGCGCATCTGGAAAAAACGTCGCGAAGGTGAACGCAAGGAAACCGGAAAATACACGTCTGTTGTTGATCTCGCCCGCGCCAGAACCAATCAACAGAACACTGAAAATTCAACAGGAAAAATCAGCCCGGTCATTGCTGCCATTCATCGCGAATACAAGCAGACATGGAAAACACTGGATGACGAACTGGCCTACGCTCTCTGGCCTGGTGATGTGGATGCCGGAAACATTGACGGCAGCATCCATCGCTGGGCAAAAAATGAAGTTATCGACAACGACCGCGAAGACTGGAAGCGTATCTCGGCATCAATGCGCAAACAGCCTGATGCCCTTCGCTACGACCGCCAGACTATTTTTGGCCTTGTCCGTGAACGTCCGATCGACATTCACAAAGACCCTGTGGCACTGAACAAATACATTACTGAATACCTGACTACAAAGGGCGTGTTTGAAGATGAAGGAAGAAATCAGAGCGCAACTGATACTCTCTCGTCGCCAGTACCAGAAACTGATGCAGTGGAAACGGCAATTCCGGACAACGAAAAAACCGAATGCAAAGTGGAAGTCGAACCATCTGTAGAGCGTGAAGGGCCGTTCTACTTCCTCTTCACCGACAAGGATGGCGAAAAATACGGTCGCGCAAACAAACTTTCTGGTCTGGATAAGGCGCTGGCTGCCGGGGCTACTGAAATCACGAAAGAAGAATATTTCGCCCGCAAAAACAGTACATACTCAGGTTCACAACAAAATACTGGTGCATCTGACACGACCGCACAACCAGAGCCGGTAAAAGTTACCGCTGACGAAGTAAACAAAATTATGCAGGCAGCCAATATCAGCCAGCCTGACGCCGATAAGTTGCTTGCTGCCTCTCGCGGAGAATTTGTTGCAGGGATTAGCGACCAGAATGATCCGAAATGGGTGAAGGGGATTGAAACCCGCGATTCAGTGAATCAGAACCAGCAAGAAACGGAACAGAACGGCCAGAAAGCGGAACAAAACAGCCCAAATGCGTTACAAAACGAGCCAGAAACGAAACAGCCTGAACCAGTGGCGCAACAGGAAGTGGAAAAAGTCTGCACCGCCTGCGGTCAGACCGGCGGCGGCAACTGCCCTGATTGTGGCGCGGTGATGGGCGACGCAACATACCAGGAAACATTCGATGAAGAGTATCAGGTTGAAGTTCAGGAAGATGATCCGGAGGAAATGGAAGGCGCTGAACATCCACACAAGGAGAACACTGACGGCAATCAGCATCACGATAGCGATAATGAAACTGGCGAGACGGCAGATCACTCAATTAAGGTGAACGGTCATCAAGAAATCACATCCACCAGCAGGACGTGTGACCATCTAATGATCGACCTTGAAACCATGGGAAAAAATCCTGATGCCCCGATCATCTCAATAGGTGCAATATTTTTCGATCCGCAAACCGGAGATATGGGACCGGAATTTAGTAAGACTATCGATCTGGAAACTGCTGGCGGGGTCATTGATCGGGACACCATTAAATGGTGGCTTAAGCAATCACGCGAAGCGCAATCTGCCATTATGACCGATGAAATCCCGTTAGATGATGCACTGTTACAATTGCGGGAATTTATCGACGAAAACTCCGGTGAATTTTTTGTTCAGGTCTGGGGAAATGGAGCCAACTTCGACAACACGATTTTGCGCCGTTCATACGAACGGCAGGGGATCCCCTGCCCGTGGCGTTACTACAACGATCGCGATGTACGCACAATCGTTGAGCTGGGGAAAGCCATAGACTTCGATGCCAGAACGGCTATTCCATTCGAAGGTGAGCGCCATAATGCACTTGATGACGCCCGTTACCAGGCAAAATACGTTTCAGTTATCTGGCAAAAACTGATCCCGAATCAGGCTGATTTTTAATGTTCAACCCCGGTCGTTGCCCACCAGCTATAGTGGCGGCGACCATGATTAGCGAACGACGCTCATGGCAAGACTTATTCTGCTCACTGAGTGGGCAAAAGAGGAATTCAGTGAACCGGTCCCAACTCCGAGTACGTTAAGTAAATACGCTAAAGCCGGAATGATATTTCCTCTCCCCAAAAAAGTTGGAAGACGCTGGCGAGTGGATCCGCAAGCTCGCTTTGTCGGAATGGTAAACAAGCCGGAGGTGATCGCCACAGATCACCCTGCTTTGAAGAGGATACTGGAAGATGGCGCGCCCGCGAAAATATAAAACCGATGTTCCGGGATTATCTCCGTATTTTGACAAAAGAAATAACAAAGTTTACTGGCGTTACAGGCATCCCATAACAGGCAAAAATCACGGTCTCGGCAGTATTGACCAGAAACTGGCAGAAACTATTGCAGCAGAAGCGAACAGCCGTCTTGCCCGGCAGCAAATGGAACAAATGCTCAGTCTGCAGGAGAAAATTATTAGTGATACCGGCGGTTCATCAACCGTTACCATTTTTCTGAATAATTACAGAAAAATTCAACAGGAAAGATATAAAAACGGCGAGATCAAACTCAACACGCTGAAACAGAAAGCGGCCCCTCTCAGGGTATTTGATGAACGTTTTGGCACCAGACCGTTAGATGCCATAACCGTAAAAGATGTGGTATCAGTACTGGAAGAGTACAAGGCCAGAGGACATAACAGAATGGGACAAATTTTCAGGAAAGTACTGATCGATGTTTTCCGGGAAGCTCAGCAAACGGGCGATGTCCCGCCAGGCTTTAACCCTGCAGAATCGGCAAAAAAACCGCAGGTGCGGATATCAAGACAGCGACTGACTTTTGATGAGTGGATGATGATTTATAACGCAGCGGAAAAGGATGGTTACTTTTTACAGCGAGGTATGCTGCTGGCACTGATGACAGGCCAGCGCCTTTCAGATATTTGCAAAATGCAATTTTCGGATATCCGGGATGGTTATCTTCATGTCGAACAGCAAAAAACAGGAACCCGGATTGCCATCCCTCTGGCTCTGCGTTGCGATAAATTAAATCTCACCCTGGATGATGTGGTGTCATCCTGCCGCGATTGCGTTCTTAGTCCGTGGCTATTGCACCACCATCACGCGAAAGGGACAGCTAAGCGCGGCGGGATGGTTAAGCCAGCAACATTAACCGTTGCATTTAAAAAAGCCCGGGATTCTGTGGATTACAACTGGCGTGCTAATGGCACCCCTCCCTCTTTCCATGAGCAGAGATCTTTATCAGAGCGATTGTTCAGAGAGCAGGGGGTTGATACCAAAATTTTGCTAGGCCATTCGAATCAAAAAATGACCGATATTTACAACGACGCACGCGGTAAGGAATGGAAAAAACTGGTCATTTGA